AGAATCCGCTTTAAGTTTTAATTGCTGCCACTCATCATCAGTTAAGGAGTCCAATATGATTTCTAACGCAAATTTATCTGCTTTTGATTCTTCTTTTTCAAACATCTCTTCCAGTTCTTCTTTAGATTCCCACTTATAGTCTTTGTTTAAGTATCTATCGTGAGCGCAATGCTCAAGCCAACAGTCACAAATGAGACACTCACCATTATGATCGAACTTACATGGAGCAGGACTCATGACTTCTTCTTTATTAATCGTGGATTCTTTTCTAGTAATTCACAAAGGAGATCTAATACTTCCTCCCAATTAGGGATCTCAACAGTTAAGCTCTCAAACTTATCTCTAAGACCATCTCGATCTATCTCGTATTTCGAACCTATGAAGTCGATTAGTTCATCCCTCTCTACTTTCATTCCCTCTGAGATGCTTGGATAGGTCCATAGCCTTTCTCTAGTGTCCTTTATTGGAAACTTTCCCTCCATCCAATCGAACATATTCTCCTCGGAAAGGATCTCAATGTTTTCTTGATCCTCGTCCACTATGATGAATCTACCATCCTTCTTATACGCAAGTAGGATCGGCCCCTCGCTGTTTACTAACTCAATGAATTCCAGCTTAAGATTCTTTCTATTCTTTCTCATGCTTGGCTTTTTGAAGTTTATTAATTAACACTTGCACTTCTTCAAACTTGTAGAATCTTATCGGTTCTTCAGTATTGAATATCTCAACCCACCACTCATCGTTCTTTACTCCATCACTGGCGCAAGAGATGAAGTCGAGGCCGTTAGTGATTCGATACGTATAATAGTAGTATGGTTCCCAATTTTGGTCTCGAGTGACGTCCTGTCTCTTGAAACCCAGTAGTTGTACTTCTTTTTCAGTCATGGTTATCGAGTTATGCCTAGTTCTTCTAGGGTTTTGGGTGTATAATTGACTTGTTCACATGATACACAGTGATACTTTTCATGAGGCACCTGTATTATAGGCTTACCGGATTCCCATTTTTCTCTAGTGACAACATTCTCATGAATGTGACCGTGAATGTTTCTAGGCACCCTATGTTCAAGTTCCATCGGGTGTATAGGAGCATGGGTGAGAAAGACTCCCTTGTACTTTATCATTCCTGCGACCTTATCCACGTACTTCAAGAGTTCTGGAATATCCTTTGGAATGTCATGGTTTCCAAGCACGACTATCTTGCGACCGTTTAGCTCGTTCAACCTAAAGTACCACTTACTGGTCTCCATCGTGACATCTCCCAAGACATAGGTCAAGTCCCTTTTGTGCACTACTGAGTTCCACATCTTAACGATGTGTTCGTCTTGCTCAAATTCATCCTTGAACCCACGGTGAATTGCCATGTTCTTGTGACCAAAGTGTAAGTCTGCTATGAATCGTACTGTTGACATTATCTTCTAGTTAGTGAGACTCTTCTCTCAGGCCTAACGGTTTTCTCTACTTTAAAGTTGGGAGATGCGTATGAAGAGACTATCGTTCGTACTGCACTCTCTCCAGGAATCCCATTTATTATCTTTCCATGTAAGGATCCCTCCTCAAAGATCACGCTGTTAGGATCGTTTGTTTGGGTTAGCGGAGCATCGTACTTAAAAACTATTGAGTTCGTCATCTCATTAGATCGTTCTAGGGAAAAACCCTCAAAGTTCCAACCGTTATCTTTGATGAACATTAGTGCCTCTCTTCCTAAGCTACCGCTAAATATCATCTTTCTAGGAAGCTTTAGGTTTTCTTGAGCAAGGTCCTCAATGTTTTTTGAGATGGTCTCAAAAAGTTCTGATGCGAATCTTGCATCCTTTTCTTTAGGTACTAGGAGTCTCATTTTTTGGATTCTTTTAGTTCTTCTGAAAGCTTACGAAGTATAGAGTTTACCTGATTGGCAGCGCTGCCATCCACTCTCATTTCCCCGTCATCAGAGCAGTAAAAGACTCTCTGTGCATCGTCCATGCAAGAGAGCCTATACTCTTCTGGAGTGTTATCCATGACACCATAGTGAAAGACAAAGGCTTCCTTTTGATAGTATGACGGCTCGGCTTGTGCAAACTTGCACAGAACATCGTATACCTTCTCAGCAATCTTTGTCGGCATTCGTTTCATCGACGAGTCACTATGCCCATGATCTTTGATTCTTGAACTGATGCGACCGCACACTCTGCGATTGAGTCCTTAAATCTATCATTAAGAATCTCTTCTGCCTCTGAGATGGTCTCAGCGTCAACGATGTACTGTTCGTAGACTTTTTTGATTCTTCCAGTGTTATCGTCTACTGTTTCGAATTTTACTTTTGCGATGTAATACATGATCTTTAGTTTAGTCTTTTATACTTTCTCTAGAGTCTCAAGTTTTACACCTCGCGCTTTTTTCCGTGATTTGCTTTAAATACAGGAAACCTTAGGGAATGATTTCCGTGCTGATCTACTGTTTCTTCAAAGAACTGCACAGTTATCGTCGATTCCAGGATCTCTCCGCTGTTCTCATAATAGTGGCGACGCTGGTCTAGAGTAAACCCGCTTCCCACTTGTACCTGGGATCCCTTGTGATATATCGTCACCGCACTCAACATCTCTTCCTCTACCTCCTTACCGTTCACTATTACCCTTTGTGGACCCATGATCGCACCAGTCACAACGTATTCAGCATCAAAGAACTCTTTGATCTTAAGCATGTCCTTAGACCTGCCTGACTTATATGGAGCGTCCTTTCTAGCAATGAGTCCTTCCCAATTAAAGTCTTTAGACTGGCTCTTCATTTCATCAAAGGAATCCTCATCGATTATCTTGATCTGTGGAAGTATCTCTAGGATCTCAGAGCCCTTAAGATCATTGAACTCAGAAAGCCTCCACTCGATTCTCATGGAAAAGAGTGCAGATTCTTCCTCGCCTGAAAACTCTGCGTGTTCAAGAACGTCAAATATCCAGTATTTTGGGTTCTCTATCGTGTGGTCCTTACGCTGTATCTGCTTCAGGATTCCCTGGAAGTCATCTGAGCCGTCTTCATTAGAGAGACAGATCTCACCATCAAACACGATATCAGTGATTCCCAGATGTCTTATCTCATCTGCAACCTTTCCAAGAGTACGAAACTCCTTGCCGTTTCTGGAGAAGAACCTTACTGAGTCTCCGTGTACCATGCAGATACATCTAACTCCGTCTAGCTTTCTGGAAAGATACCATGACTTATCGAAGAGGTCTACGCCTTTTACTTTTGCCGCATCATGAGCCAGTGCTACCTCAAAGGTAGGAATAAAACCTGGATTCACTCGATTGATAAGAGTCACCGTTGCTCTGGTCTCAAGGTTACGATCGATGATCTGATAGATTAGGTCGCTCCACTCCTCGTAATCCTTGATGAATCGATTCGCTGCCTGAATCGCAGCGTGTCCAGTCATGTTGCGCTCATTAAAGTCGTCCAGCATCAGGAAGAGATCGTCGTATACCTCTAGAGGAGCCATAAGATCGACTCGCTTTTTAAGGTTAGCGGAGGTGACTCCAAAGTTCCAATAGGGCTGATACGTGTAGAATAGTACCTTTTTAATGAACGGATGATATTGATACTTAGTAAGAACCTCTACCTTGTGATTGGTAGAATTTGACGAGTTCATCTCGTTCACGAACTCTCGGAGCTCTTTAAAGTCTTCTGTGTGTTGCATTATTTTTCCTTTTAGCTAAGATACTAAACTAAAAGGAAAGTTTACAATTTGGATGCATGTTTTTCTCACACCATCCTGCCTCAAGCTCAACTGCAAATCTTGCAGGTTTCTTGCTATGATATTGCGGAATTTGATCGTCGTCTACATCGTGAGCCGGGTCCATTGTCTCATGACCCACATAGTTCATAGAATCGTCAAAAAAGATGATGTCTAGCGGAAAATTGACGTGTTTCATCCAAAAGGAAAGAGGTTGTGGCTGCTCGTAAACGAATAGGATCCCAGAGTTTCCAAGTGGTCCAGTATCATGGTGCATGTAGCCCTTCATCTGGCTCTCAGGAGTGCTAGCAACCTTGAGTTTTAGCGGAATTCCAGATACGGTAGCCGATATCTCCTTACCGTCTATCTCATTTCTCATGCAATAGGACTCAAATAGAGGAATATGTTTTATGTGTGGTACCTGACTCATCGTTTATCATACTACTGGAGCAACCGGTGCTGCCGCTGCTGGTGCAGCCTCAGCAGGTTCAGTGGCTCCTTTTTCTTCGGGCTCAATGAGACTTATCCTTTCTTCAAGGTCAGTGATTCTAGCCTTAAGCTCCTCTATCTCTGTCTTCTTTTTCTCCGTGGCCTTCTTTTTGAGCTCAGCGCCATCGTCCATGATCACAGGATCGTTTTCATCTTCCTCTCCAGTATAGCCAGCAGTATAGTCCATGGGCTCTCCACTAGTTCCTTCAAATCCAGAGTTAGGCGGATGGCTGTCCTGGCCAGACTCCCCCCAAGTCTGCATGCTAAAATCCATGTCTGAGTTTTCATGAATCCTTGACTTTAAAAAAGAAGAAAAATCTTTGATTTTCACCCTGATGTTTTTATTATTTATACAAAAAAAAGCGAATGTTTCCATCCGCTTTAAGTATTTAGATAGGTCAGTGTTATGCTTTAGCTGGCGCTGCAGCTGGTGCAACTTCACCCTCAGCTCCTTCTTCGCCCTCTTCACCTTCTTCGCCTTCGCCTTCTTCCTCTTCTTCTTCAGGCTCAAGTTTCTTAACTCTTTCCTCAAGGTCTTCGATCATGGCTTTAAGATCCTCAAGCGTAAGCTCTTCCTCTTCGCCTTCGCCCTCAGCTTCTTCACCTTCGGCTTCTTTACCTTCGGCTTCTTCGTCTTCTGGATTGGCACCGTACATTCCTGACATATAATCATCTTCGTATCCATCCATTGAGCTCTCGTTAATTCCTCGAGCTTTCATAAATCCTGCAAAGTTTTTTACTTTCATCTTTAATAAACTTTTTTATTATTTATCTAATCTTACTGATTATTTTCCTCAGATTGAAGTTTTTCGATAAGTTCGTCTAACTTTTTTATTTCTTCCAGTGCAGGTCGAAGAAGCATGGATACCGAAAACAGTCTGTGTGCTGACTCTTCTCCCTTTCCTGTAACCTTACTTAAAAAGTAATTGATTGATTCTAAAGCAGTTGAAGGAAGAGAAACGTTTACTCTTTCAGTAGGTGATGACTTTTCAAGAGACTTGAGCTCATTAGATAAGATTAATAGGGCCGTCAACATTAAGTATGCCTCATTTGGTCCTTTCCATTCTATCTTGTTGTTAAGAGTGTTCTTAATGTACTTTAGATCAGACGGAGATACGTTAATCGCAAAATGGCCCATTCTGGCTTGGACTGCTTTATCAAGCTCACTCATTTCAACTTGTGGCTCTTCATTAGCTAAGGTTGGGTCAATTTGAGTCTCTTCAATAAGAGTCTCTTGTTCTTCAATGTTTTGTGTTTCTTCAGACATAATTTAATCTTTTTAATATTAAACTACTCAAGAATCAAAAGTTTTAAGCTAATCCAACGATGTCTTTTATCTTATCGGCTCCCTTAGCGATTAGGGAATTAGCCGAACTTCCTGCTGAGAGTCCTTCGTTCTCTCTTTTAGCGACTATCGAGTTCAATAGAGTGTCCGTGTTCTTTTCACCGGCGGCTACCATCTTATTAAAGTCCTTTGCCCATTTTTCAAACCAGCCAGAACCGTTCCAAGTAGCATAAATAAAATTGAAAAGCACTCGACCGTCTGAGTTGACTATTCCCTGAGCCTCTTTACTTAGATATTTTGAGAATAGAGAATCGAATTGCTTCTTCATTATTCTACCTGCTAGGTAAGTCAATCGAGTCTCAAGAGTTCCTCCACGATAGCCCCACTCCCAAGTGTTCTTAGCGTCTGCTGTGTCTATGGTTTCCCAGAATTCCTTTGCTTCAGGACTCACGTATTCATATTCACCCGCCTCAATGTGTTTAAGGTTAGTAAGAACGTCCTTGCTTTTTCTATCAGTGGAATAGTAGAGATCATGGCCAGCATGTCGATCTAGTCCAAACATGGTCTCGCCGGATCGATGATAGGATCCAAACTTACCAGGATTCTTAGTCCGCATGTTAGGATGAAAATATCCTCCTTCTAGCTTGTCTATCACAGTCGCAACCACCTTGTCAAAATCCTTGTCCTCCTTCTTAATTTCCCCAGTAGAAACAGCGGTAGGTGGCACGATATCGCTAGATGTCGCAGAAGAAGCAGTAGACGCTGCTGAAGTAGTCGAACCCGTATCAGAGCTAATGGGATATCCCTCAGAATCTAATCCAAAAGTATGAATGAACCACTCCTTGGCTCCAGGTCTTTGTAAAGCGTATTCTACATCCTTTAATTTAAACTGGTCAGGGCTCTCGGAAAAAGTCATCATTACCCAGCTTTTAAACATAGGATTGTTATAAAGCCTTTCAGCGAATGTACTTCCTGTGATCAACGAATGAGTTGCGGTAGAGGCAGCAGTGGTCGTAGCCGCTGGCGTGCTTGCCGTGTCAGCTCCTCCAGTCTTTTCCACCCCAACGTGTATGTGGTCATAGTGATTTGCAACAAGCCAACCCACCTGGTATCGATATCCGCCTGTCGTAAAATTAAACCATGAACCTCCCTTATATTCAGGATGACCGACTAATTCCATTATGTGAGCCAATAGAGCATTGCCGCGAGCCTCTGCTTCAGGGTCCTTTTGAGCGTCGCCTGCGACCGATAAGTCAACTGCGTATGCTGCTAGGTTACCCTCATAGTGATCCGACATGTTTCCGCTAGCGGTGTCCTTTCTTGTTCTTTTTTGAGAGGTAACAACCTCACGAGGAGTTTTTGGATTATTAAATATTTGTGGATAGTTTGCTTTCATGAAATCTGTGGCGATTCTTCCGAACCATAAGGCTCTAGGCATCGATCCTCCCCAGTTTCCTCCCTCTCCTCCAACGTTAGCCTTACCGCTATCGACTGTGCCCATCGCAAAACCGAAGGTCTGATCGGGATACTTTGCGTCAGCATCAAACGCGATAGTCTCATTTATTGAGATCCATGAATTAAAATCAAGCAAACTCACTAGTCTTCTTTTTAGTTATTTATTTAAGGAAAGGTGTCTATCTAGTATGATTAACTGTTCTCTACTCATTATTGGATAAGCCTCCTCCGGAGAGACAAACTTTCCCCAATCGACTTCTTCCATTTGCAGTTGGGTCTTGGGCACCCTTTCGCTAGTTAGTCCTAACTCTGAGAGGTCCCCTATCTCACAAGTAAAATAGAATAGATGACCGTCAACTTCTCCTTTCTTATTGTAAAAATTCACTCTTTTTATCTCAGGGTCCAGCATTTGAGGAGATACGGATATTCCAGTTTCCTCGCCGAACTCTCTGATTGCTGCCTCCATTGGATCTTCACCGACTTCCATCTTTCCCTTGGGAATCCCGCACGTTGCCTTCTTCCAGGAAGAATTAGTAGGGTGAATGAGCAGAATCTTATTTGCATAGATCGCGGCTATCCCAGCAGTGTCCCTTCCCTTATCAAGAGTTCTTTCGTTTAAGTAGTTATCGAAGCTTAGTATTCTCATGTTTGGCTCTGTATTCGGCTCTTTGTTTTGTCTTTCTCTTGATTGAGCTGGGTTTTTCAAACTCGCGTCTATTCTTAAGCTCATTTATCTGTCGACACTTATCCACCTTTTGTCGATACGTCTTAAGAGCCCACTCAATCTTTCTTCCTGAACAGTTTATTATTAACATCAGTCTAAGTATTTTTCAAATTGTAGGACGCCGCTAGGTTTTAGCAGCAATGAATCATAATACCTCTTTTTGTAATAAGGTTTTACGTGAGTATCAAATAACTCTCTTTTAAACCAATTAGGAAGTCGAGTGTCATAATGCTTTTCATAAGCAGACTCATAAAGCTTCATTCCTTGGGAAGGAGTAAGCTTGCTGTCTCTAGATATGGACTCAAGATAGACCTTTCCATTGGCTTCCAATAGTGAGATCGTATAGAAATCAGGAGAATATTTCTCATTTATCTTTTTACAGATCTTAGCAGCCTCATTAGTATACTTAAAACGGGACATATCAACGTCAAATGGAATCTTGTTCACCTTCTTATGTACGTGAATCGGAGAATCTCCGCTGACTAGTATCTCGAATCTTGATGTGGGAATCACCTTTTCTTGAAACTCATCAAAACGATCCTCTGATTTCTTGAACTTACCGTATGTCTTGAATTCAGTTGAGCCCTTTCCGTTTATTCCAATTATTGGAAACTTCATCTTTTTTACTAATGCACGGTCCTTTACTGATTTTGGAACGAACTCCTCATCTCTAAATTCAGAGGAAGCGTTGTGAATCTTGGGTAACTCGTTTCTATTGTAGATAACGTTGTGAAAGTTCTCGTTTAGTGAACCGATCGAAAATGAAAAGTTATTCCATGGAATGATGGGTAAATCCTCTTCCATCCCAAATGCTTCGTCCACGTTTTTGACCACCTTGAACATCTTAAGATGGTCTGCATTCGGAGAAGCAATCGCAACTCTCTGCGTAAATCTCTTTGGGTCTCTAGAGTATCCTCTAGCATAACTCTCAAAATTCTTTAACTTCACTATTTAAAACTTAAGAAACTTTTAGCTTTACTGAAAATGCTCTTGGATTCCTTCTCAGGTTTCTCTTCAGCTTCCTCCTTGGTCTTTTCTTCAGTCTCGGCAGACTCTTGCTGTTCCTCCTCATCAGCAAAAACACCTCGTTGTGAATAAGCTTTTATTTTCACCGGCTCTTCCTCTTTAGTCTCTTCCTCCTTTTCAAGGTAATTTTCTTCCTCCTTATCTAGCTCATCAGCCACGCTGTGATCTACTATGTCTCCTTCTCCACCGGCTTCGACTCCTCCCTTTCCTACTTCTTTCCAAAATTCCTCAAACTCTTCAAAAACTGCCTTATTTTCATACTTATCATAGATCACTGGAATCACTGAGGGTTGATTTGTTATGGCAGCATAGTGGTTCTGATAACCGACGATCTTATCGTATACTTCCTTTTCACTAGAGTCTAGAGTTATAGCCGGAATGTAACTCGCTCCGCTTTCCGCCTTTTCCTTAGCTATCCTATCGTCTACCCAAGTGTTCAGAGCAGCGCTTCCATGTGCCTCTAATTCAGGTTCTTCCCAGCCCTTTTCGCTAGACCATTCTTCTTCGTTTACCAGCTTCCATACTTGCTTTCCAACAAAGAGAGCTAAGTTTTTAAAGTTAAGGGTTCGATATGCTCCAGCCTTTCTAGCGAGGGTCAAGTAACCTTTCACTCTATTACCAAGAGAAGCGTTTTTCGATAACTTAGCAGCGGCCTTTTGATATCTTAGGAATTCTTTAGGAGATTTGAAGAGCTCAGTAGCCTTGCCCGATTTTCCATATTTTATCGTGACAAATTCCGAATCCATTAGCTTGTTTGCAGGCATGCTTCCAACCTTTTTTCCAGCCTTGTCATAGGCGATTAGCGTCTTACCGTCAGCCGTCATCTTGTAGGTGTTTCCTTCCTTCATTCCTTTGCCCAGCTTTTCAAGGGTCTCCTTGGCTAGAGTTGAATCTGCGGCCTTTAAGCCTGCACAGAAAGAGGTAGCACCATCACTAAATTTTGTCATGGCTCTACCCATGGATTCAAATAGCGGAGTTATCACGTATTTCATTCCAGGAATGTACGATGCGACTTTACCGAATCCAGAAAAGAAGTTACCCATGATCGAGGCAGCTTTAGATACGGCACCGCCGACGTAGCCCGCGATAGTTCTCAAGAATTTTAGAACCGGGCCAGCCTGCTTTGTTCCCATCTTAGCAACGGCTTCAGTTGCTCCTTTGGTGTTTCCTTTCACGAGTTGTACAAATACTGGATTTGCAGTCTTTGCCACTCCTTTAAAGGCTTTAAGCGCGTCTCCTGCACCAATCACTACTGCTGCGATGAAGCTGATTGCTGCTAATAAATACTGTCCTCTAATTAGGTATAGGATACCGTTTATCACGTCGGCTGCGACTCCTACTCCAGGAAAAATCCAGTCACCGAGTATCCCAATTAGGTCTAGGATAAGGTGAATGATTCCCCAAGCAGAGCCGTCTTCTGTCAAGGCATTCCAAAGACTCCTTAATGTTCCCCAAAAGCCTCCTCCTGAATCGGCATCGTATTCTCCTCCACTGAGAGCCGCATCAACATCTCCAGTTAATTCATCAGAAGGATCTGCTACTGCGACAGTCGCCTCATTTACTAGAGATTTTAAATATATCCTAAATGACTCAATAGATTCGGTGATCTTTGGAGAGTTAGGAAACACTCTACGTGCTGCTTCAAGTATTGCATTATGGCCTCGTGAGACTCCTTTATAGTAGTCAGTCAACGCGCCTGGTGTAAGTATCAAGTCCATGTGAAAGTCGAAGAACTTTCCGTTAGGTATGCTTTCTTCAATAGAGTTTAAAACATATCCCTCGTTTACTATTCTATTAGAGTCTAATCTTTCTCTAATTATGTGTCCATATGAATCGAAAAAGTTATTCGCTATTACGAGCTGATGTCTCTGATAATCAGTCATCTTTTTAGTTTTTTATTATTTATCTCCACTTTTTCTTCATTGTCCCATCATCATATACTTCTATGTACATTCCAGGAGCTATAAAGTCATTTATGTCTATCTCTTTTCCAGTAATATCGATTATCTTTATCAGCTTTTTTGAACTGTCACGATTGTCTATTACAATCACATCAAAACTCTCAAAATTACCGTCAAAATCAGTTTGAGTCAGTCGGTAATAATTAAAGGATCCTCTAGCGTATTCGACATCAGAGTAAAAATAATCTAATCTTTGAGTAGAATTACCCGCAGCTGCGACTATCGCTATCTTTTGCCACTCAGCTCCGTTCAAAGATCTTTCTAGAGTAAAATAATCATTATTGTGCTCAGAAGCAGTGCTCCATTGAAGAAGATTGCGACCTGAGGTAGATACGCCTGAAAATTCAATTAATTCAATTGGAAGAGTTATTGGAGCGATCTCTATGAGCTCAATATTATCTATCCACCACTCTTCACCGGCTGAATTTGCTCTGCAATAAAGATCAACTGCGACTTGAGTTATTCCCATGGGTAGGTTAAGTGTGATTGTTGAAGGACCAGTCGCGTTTGCTCCAGTCGGACTAGTATACACATCTCCAGCAGGTGCAGCAGAATTAGTAAAGGAGCCGTTTGCAGTATGATTGATCACACCAGTAGCGGTGTACGGCCATGTCGCGTTACTGTTTCCTGTGATCCTAAGTTCATTCACATAGCTGACTCCACCGTTTGTTGATACCTGAACAGACACATAATCGGCAACGTCTACTCCTCTAGTGGTAGCAGTTGAGTTAGAAAAAGTATAGGATGCTAATTTAAACTTGAATTGATATTGATACGAAGGATTTAGTCCCGTGACGTTAGGCATGGAATACCAGTCCTGTTCTATCGTTGATGTTCCGCTACCTAATCCATAGAGGACTGCACTTTCAGTAGGAGTGGCTGAGGCATTTGTGAACCATCCAGCAGTGGCCGCCGGCGTCCACCAAATACCGGCCCAGTCCCAAGTTTCCATGTAATCGTAACGAATGACAGTTTGTGCAGCAAGGCTTAGGTTCAAGCACAAGAATAGTAGTAAGGTTCGCATGGCGGGCTAGTTATTTTAAGAGTTGGAGCTCTTAAAATTATTTATCGAACCCGATATTAATTTATAACTTTTCTGGGTAAGCTTTCTGCGAAATGAATATAATTATCCACGAAATGAACGTATGCCTGTTTTAGACCTGATTCGTCACACTCGTTTAAGTATTTATAGATCTCAATAAAGTCCTCAAGAGTCTCAAAGGAAAAGGTCTTGCATAAGAACTCAAACTTATAGGAGACCGGAATCATTCCAAAGATCATTGCTTCAAAGATTCTAGCGGGAATGAATTGAGCAGTATCATACTTGTCCTTGGTCACGTTTATCATTAGGGTTGAGATTTCAAGCATCTCAAATATGGCCTCTCTATTGTTTCTAGAAACGTGAATCGACTTATCCTCATGTCCTAAATAATCAGATTCCTTGCAGATCAGAGAAAGAGGTGATCGCTCATCTCGATTTAGTTCGATCCACTCCACTATCTCGCCTAGAATGGGATTCTTTGAATTACCGGCCTTGTACTTAGACGTATCGATGTTTCCATAAAAAACGCTGACATGGCTAAAATAATTCTTGCTTGCTAGGTTTATGTCAACGCACCTTCTCAAAAAGTCTTTAGATATTCCTGGAAAGTCTACTGATGGAACGGATATTGTGACCTTGCTTGAAAACTTCTCAAAGAAAGAATCCGGCAGAGAAAGGTCCGTGTCTAGAATGATTATTTGCTCTTTAGTATATCCCACACTAATCGCCTCTTCAATGATCGTCTCAAAGTCCCTAGCGTCTTTCCATTTCTTAGCGAGAGTGGAAAGATTCCTAAATCTAGCTTTTAGAAAGAGCTTAGAGTATTCGCGAGCTGAGATCCTCATAAGCAAGTCATCTATCTCATGAATCGGAGAATCAAATAATCCCTTTCGATATTCCGTTAAGAGTCGACCTATTGGAGTATCGGGAAATCCTTTTACCTCAGCTGACCTGATCACTTCATTTGGATAGTAGCTATAAAAATCAAATTTTTCACAACCGAAACTTTCTCTTATGGAGTCCACTAGTCCTAGCTGATAGAGACTGTGTCCTGGTGAATCAATATTGTGCAGGTCAAGTAGACCAAAATACGCGTATAATGCTTTCATGTATTATTTTACTGGATTTTCAGGTTGGGTTCTAGCCCAGGTCAGGTATTTTTCTAGGACGCCATCGGTAGGTTCCACTTTAAGGTTACCCTTCATAAAGATCTCCCATGAATCCTGGGCATACTTTCCTATTCCATATAGTTCTTTAGGCTCTTTCCACTCCAGTGTGGTCCAGTCCCTTGAGAAACGCTTGATGGTGTGGGTACGACGATTCCTAAAACCCAATGGAGCCAAGAGCTCTGCCATCTCTTCTGAATCCGCTAGAGAAACGTCAGTCGGAGTAGGATACTTCTTAAAGAATTCATCTCTCACTCGATCCACCTGCTTTCTAGAAGTACAGTTCAACATGATACAACAAACGAGCACCCTCCATGGGTGCTCGTTGTAGATCTCCTGAAGAAGCAAGTAAGGGCTTTCCTGCTTAATCATTTTTGATCGCTACTACGTGAGTGATAAAATTCTTTCCGTATTCGACCGCTTCAATCTTTCTAACTACATCGAAATTGTTCTCAAGTATAGAAACTATCTCTTGGAATTTTTGCACTCTATTCGCCTTAAGGGGTTTGTACATGAAATGGTACTCTACTATGAAGACTCTAATATTTGACCAGTCAGTAACCGCTTTAATCAGTTCGTATTCAGCACCTTCAACATCCATCTTGATTGCAGTTGCTCCATGTTCAGCTATTGCATCATTGATGTTTATCGCTGGTAAGTGCATCACTTCTCTTCCTCTGATCGGAAGTATAGAGTGTTTTCCTGAATCAGTTGAGATAAAGAAATCGATCGTTTCTTCATTTCCAGGAACGATTGCCTTTTGGATCACTTCGCATTCTGCTCCAACTCCATTAATATTGATATTCTCAATAGCAAAGGAAGCGTTGTGAGGCAGTGCCTCGTAAGCCAAGATCTTTTTTATCTTGGGAAACTGTTTTGCCATTCTTACAGCAAAGAGTCCTATGTGTCCGCCGACGTCTAACCACGTGTCCTCTTGATTAAAGACAGCGTTCACGTCCATTTCAGGTCCATATGCTGCTGAGGTTAGTGGTTTAATATATTCTCCACTTTTTGGACTCTTTGAGACGTTTGTACTAACGTTGTACTGTATCTCATTCAGTCCCTTCCTAATATAGAACTGAAAATCTGCGTATCGTGTCTTCCAATCGATTAGTTCAATCTGATTGAACTTTTGAGCTGTCTTAAAATCTATTCGAGTATCCATTAACTAACTTTTCTATTTTTGTACTTCGTTAGTCGTTTTAGTTTCGATTCTTCCTTTTTTTACCCTCTCAACTCTAAGAGTGCTTCCAGTAAGGACCGTCGCTATTTTCACGTTTTCTCTCTTTGAGATGTAACTTAAAGCCGCACGAATGTTAGTAGCTTCTTGCTTACCTGAGATTCCAGAAATCTCAAAGTAGTTGCCTAATTGCATCTTAGTTAGACGATCTTTTAGGATTCGATGACGAGAATCTGTCCTTTTTGCCTTTTGAATCGGGCCGATCACAATTGAATTTTTCATAGAAAATAATTTTGTTTTGATTATTATACTATGAAAATATTACAATTAAAAATTTTAGTGTAAATTTTTATTTTTTAGATATTATAGACTTAAGATCTTTTTCCAGGAAAGATTGATGGTCTGATCCAATTAAGACTTGATATTTACCTCCCCTATATGATGTGATCTTACCTATCCTAGAACCTGCGCGTACTGTTTGTCCGACTTTAAACTTGCTCTTCTTCATGTGAGGAGTCAAGGATTCGTTGGCTGGACGATTAAGATGTACTGTTATGGACAAATATCCTCTACCGAGTTCTTCTTTAGTGATTCTAGGATTGTCTAGGTGACCTTTTATGTATCGTAAGTAGAGTTTCAGTCTTCTATAATCATCGTAATCTGCCATTGACGGCACAAATGAAAATGATCCTATTTCAGGATTGCTTGCTAGAAAGTCCTTTACTATTGTGATCACAGTTGACATTACCTTTAATGGGTTTCCCTCATTGGTGACAGAATCACGATCGCCGTTTGCATAAAACTCAACATCTACGTTTTTGACTCGACTATAGCCTGGAGTCCTAGTTATCTGCACTAGATATTCAGTATCACCTAATAAGAACTCGTATTTAGCGACCTTGCCGTTATCATCAACCATTTCCCAATCTATTGGGGAAATTGCATGCTCAGGAGAACCTATCTCAAATATCTTAGAACCCCAAGATAGATCAAGAGACTCACCAATTTGGGAGCCTCTCGTAAACTGTTTATATGTTAGTATCTTTCTCAATTTTCTCAACCTTGCCGTAGGCATCGCACTGATGTTCTGATGTCTTGCAAGAGAAAAGAATCACGAGCAAGATCAAACTAATGATCATTTTCATGCGATGTCTCTTTTAAATAGGTCTAGACCAACGTAATCGTTCTTAAGAGAATTGATCGTAGATTCAACTGATTCTCTAATTCCTTCCAATTTCTTGATGGCTTCTGAGTCTAGATCAGGATTAGAGATAGCTGCTTGTAATTTCTCCATTACTGTGCTTAGCTTATCAATATCAATATTGATCTCTTTCTTCTTTTCCTCGATCTTCTTAAAGGACTCAACAGTCTGATCAATCTTAGTCTTGAAGATATCACTAATGTCATACTGGAATCTATTCATGCAGAACTCATATAGAGCGTATTCATCTACCTTCTTCCATTCTCTCTCAACCGCGTTTAGTTTTTCGCAGATGAAATACTCATCATTAAGTTTAAAGATGGTCGCCTCGCTTAAGGTACGATCATTAGTAAGCTCCTTGATGAAATCTAGGTTGAATAACGCTTTAGAGTTTTCAAAAAGACTTACAACTCTATGCTTGATTGAAGAGTCTTCTAGTGCAAGAGCCTCCATTAGATTTATCTGATCTAAATCCTCAATTTTAGACTCATTCAAGTAAAGATCAAGTTCTTTCTCCTCATTCGTCTTGAAGCTAATGTTGAAGTTTCTAATCGATCCTGAATCTACTCCAGTCCCGTCAATGTTCTTCTTAAAGCCTAACGTAGCGAAAGACTCAGCAACACTGTAGAATTTTGGAAACTTTTCCTTTACGTAATTAGGATCTACTTCAGCGATCTTGAAATCATCGTCAACCATTACTCTAGTCTCCTTTCCAGTGAGTGCCTTCGACTCACGAATAGAAACGAAACGATCGTCCATATAAAGGATCAAACCGTCCTTTGCCTTGGTCGCAGGGGCGATAAGATTAGTCACCTTTGTAAAAGAATCTCCTTCCCCTAAAGTAAAGTATCCCATCTTTTGAGATTCTAATACTCTCAAGTCAGAGATGAGTTGATTTACTAAAGGAACAGAGTTTCCATACTTTAACTTAAGGATGTCTGATGTATAAGATTCATTGATCAAAAGATTCTTGAGATCTGCACTAACGTTCTCATAAGTCTGGTTAGCCATTGAGTCCATTGTGTAAATAGCGTTCAAGAAAAGAAGCGCTGATCTATTCTCATTCAAGTACTTTTGTACCTTGTTCACCTGAGTTCGGACTGTCGAATCGTAATTGTGTTTAGAAAAGGTAGCAATGAAGCTTTCACAAAGAGCAAAATCAGGAGTGCCAGAATTCAAATAAGATTCAAACATTTCCAAGTTAGTCTTGATTATTGGATTGGACGCTGCGTGTGATTTATTGATCGCTGCGATCTTTCCAGCAAGGTTTACCTTCTTTGCTATCTTAGCTACTTGAGAAGTAGGAGTCACCTCAGCTCTTACAAACTGTTCTAGGATAACGTCAAGATTCTTGTTCTTAATCTTAGCGTTTATCGACGAGATACCAGTCTTCAAGTTATTGTAGATTGCTGTCTCACTCTCACCTAGAGAGATGGACTTATCAATTGATTCGGTCAACATCTTTACAAGCGGTTCTGACTTAAGCTTAGAGTTAGTCTTGAGTTCAGTAATTATCTTGTCTACGAAGCCTTTCATTTCGTGCATATTATTTTTTTTATTTATCTTAATAAATTGTCAATTCCTTAACGTTTTCTAATTTACTTTTTAGTGGTACGAGTGTTAGGTTGTATCGATTTTGGATTAGGTGTACCGAATCTATTCACTATTGGAGTGACTCCTACCTTCTTAACGCTACTAACATCGTCTAATTTATTACTTGTGTTTGATCTAGTTAGCTTACCTATTCGGTCCTTTATATCAGTCAGTATCTCTTTAATGTCTTTCGAAGATGCTGATTGCCTTCTTGCCTCAGCGATTGCTGCGTCAACATCAGCCTGTTCGCTAGGCTTTCTCCACTCTCCTGTGTACATCAAAGTTTCTCTACCGTCCTGTGAGACTGAGATCAAGTAAACTGTCTTATTTTTGGACTGCAATATGGCCTCGCTCTCTTTCTTAGCAACATTAAAGGTTATCTGACCGGTCGAAAGGTTCTCTTGCATAGAATCATTAGCATTATCGATTGCAACCTTTCCTGAAGAGGTATCGAATACTATTCTGTACTTTGGAGAGTTCACATTAAGATCCAATGGAATCAAAGTATTACTATCAGTTGAGCTACTCGCAGTATAGACCTTTAGCTTTATCACATTATCGAATGGAGAGAGTATGAATCTTAACTTTCCAGGACCAAATACTACCTCTTGTGTGGTGTCTTTAGTCGTCACTAAAGAGCTTTCATTGGTGACTGCGATGTAATTATTAGTAAAGAAGATTGGCACAAATTCAGTCTGAATCACCGTGGTTGGGGTGTTAGGAACAGAAGGCTGGCCCGGAACGATTGGGGGCGGCTCTATGAATAAAGGAGTTGCCTCAAAGTTCTTTTTGATTATCTTATTGTATATCTTTTGTGACTGCGGTTTATCCAATAAAGGAATGTTGAATAGTTTCTTACCGTATTTCTTAGGTGAATATAGGGTATACGAACCTTCTCTAATTATCTGCTCACCGTTTTGGCGATTAGTCAATCTCACCAAATAGTCGATTACCATGCTCACAGCCTCATTAGCATACTTAAGAACCGGTCTAAACACGTTAGGCTCGTCGAATGAATCCTCCTGGAAAAATACCTGTCTGGAGGTATTGATGAACGCACTTCCTACCTGCTCAAAGACGCTTAATTGGTGAATTATGATCCAATCGTCGGCTGGATTTCTACGATTTAATATAGATATTAACTCTTCAGGAAATCCTCCATTCCAAGTCATGTAGAACTCAACAAAGTCACCGGAAATAGCATCATTGATGTAGGTGCCAACGTTGTCAAACTCGTTGCTCTGAGACACAGTTGCCGTGTAGAATTCTGAAACCTCATACGAGTCATAATTAGTGGAAGTATTGGTGAAGATAGTCTTCTTCTTACCACACTCAGCAAGCCCAATGCTTATTGGATTATTGTAGATGAAACCGGTCGATCCGGTAGGATTTGGAGTGATCGCAGCAACAAAGGTTGTTGCCGGCACTGGAGAAGTCTTGTAGTCTTCGTTTATGTTCTTGATCGATGGAACCAATATCTCTATGTATCTATCATAGAGAGCATTTGACAAGAATAACGGTCTAGGATTGAATATTATCAGTTCTGCAATGGTTTCTGGCGCAAGAAGTATGCTCGCGAACAAGTTATTCTTTCCATCGTTCTCAGTGTGAGAAACGGTCAATATTAACGACACGAAGTTATCGAAATCAAATCCTGCAACAAAGTGAAACTTTACCCGGTCCATCACAACGTTGTATCCTGTCAAGGTGGTCGAACTCACCTGAGGTTCGTATGCTATGTAATCAGGCAGCTTCTCACTATCTAAATAGGCAAAAGTATTGTTGCCTATTGGAGTAACGCTAAGATCCTTAATGTTCTTGGTGGAATTATACGATGCGTCATCATTGAATATCTGACGAGAATCTGTAAATCCGTTCTCAACTAGGATAAAATCGTCCGTGTAAAAATTACCTGATCCTAGCGGCTCGAACTCATATTCAGCCACGCAGTATCGCGTTAGGTTAACGAATCTACTCTGTGCCATCCTTATTTTTTTCTTTTAAAGCTCTTGATCTTGAACATGTAACCAAAACTTACCTGTTGGAAAGTATTTGCTCCTAATACGATATTATGTGAATCAAATAAGTTTACTCCAAAATTAACTCCAAACGCGCTAGCTTTGTTATTCAAACCGTAAAAGTAGCTGCCTCCAACCAGCCATTGCACCTTTTTAGCAACGGTCGGTACGTAGTCAGTCGGTGGAATGCTATTGATTTGCATAGAGTCAACCTTCAACCATTCTGGACCAATTAGTCTACTCTTCCATAATCCTCTAGACTCTTCGGTGAGCACGATCTGAATCGGCAATCTACCGAATGAGAATGTTCCTTTGTATGCAGCAGTGTTCTTGTTTACCCAACCGTCCCAAAAGACAAATGGATCCTTTTCACTAGGGTATTTAAGAGAAAGGTTGATCTTATTTGTATCGATCGGATCCTCTTGTCCAAATCCCTCAACCACCTTTTTATCCAAAGTTATGATGGCCTTGGATATGCTAAGTAGTCGTTCATCCTGCTTCTTGATAGTAGAATAAAGGTCAGAATTATCCTCCTTCATCTGTTTCATTAAATCCTTTTCAGTATTGTAATAATTCACAAGTTTTGAATAACGACCGTCAGCTTCCTTCAGAAGCTTATCTGAATTGATGATGGATTTTTTCAACTCATCTGTCTTGTCAATAAAAGCATTTTGAACGTTAGCCGTTCGCCAAGCCAAAAAGATCACGACTCCAATCAGAGCAGCGACTATTATCTTGTAAAATCCTGATTCTTTCCTATGCATGTTGTTTAATCATTTCAAGAAGCTCATCGGCTGTTAATTTTATTCCATGATCTTCTTCTATTTTATTTATTAATGAAATCTCTCTTTCTCTATTCTGATCAAGTATCTCCTTGACCTGCTTTCTCTCTGACTCTAAACGATTTGCTTCAGCCTCTATTCTTTTGTACTCTTCATGTAGTTCTAGATACTTAGAATAGATCTCGATAAGTTCAGTCATTTCTTTTTCCATTAGTATGATTGTTTTACTGTTACTTCAATTCCATTTAGTAGGTGAAACTCAATGTTCTTAAGAGTTCTTTCCATCTCAGAAGTGCTCATTCCAGTCGAAGCTCCTCCTGCAGGAGATGCACCAGCCTCAGTCGAAGACGGGGCAGGCTGTGAAACGGTCGACTGATTTGTGTTCTGAATGGTTTGCGACGTGCTCCCTCCTTCTTGAGTAGACTGGTTCACTGTACTTGCTGTACTGGTCTGAGTAGACGCATTTTGAGTTGTGTTGAGCAGGTTTGCAGCAGGTAATGGAGTCACAGAGGGTGCGGTCTTTTCGATGACCTCGGTCTTTTGAGTCTCAGTCAAGGTCTGTGGGCTCTTCTCAAGAATAGCTTCTTTTTCTTTATTTGAGAAAATTTCTTTTAGTTTATCCACGGAATTCATAGCGCTCTCAGTCTTGCTTGACTCGCTAATCGCAGTCGCTGATTCCTTTAGTGATTCTTTAAATTGATTTATTCCACTTGGACTGGACTTGATCTTTTCCAAACTAGGTATGCTTCCTAATACTTGTGACTTTGTCACCTTAGCGAAGTCCTTGGCAGTCTCAGCCAATCCAGAAAGATTTAGGCTCTGACCTATCTTAGAATCTGTGATTTTCTCTAAAAATTTAGAGAATCCTCCCTTTTTCTCCTTTACCTCATTCACAGCGGATTTCTCAGACTCAGTCTTAAGAACTGTTTCTGACTTAGAGGTTGATGTGACTGACTCAGTCTTAGCCGGTGAAGCAGTAGTTGCCTGATTGATAACTGTTGACTTTGAACTAGGAGCAGTAACATTCACTGGAGTTGGCTCCATCTGAACGTTTAATATGTTTTCCCCTCCAGCTGTGGATGGAGGTGGAACTTCAGTCGCAACCTCAGACGGAGTAGAAGAAGTAGTCGGTGCGGTAGCAGAAGTCTCAGACTTTACTTCAGATCCGACCTCTGCTGGATTTATTGCACTGGCCTCAGTTTTTGCAACCTCCTTTTTTTCCTCAGCAGTATTTATTGAAGATGCTGCTTTTTCTTCTGTTTTTTGAGTCTCAGGTTGATTCAATGGAGATTCTTTAGACGCGGCAGCTCTTTCTTTAAGTTCAGCCAGGTCTCTAGCTGTTTGTTCTTCTTCTGATAATTTGAAAGGTGCACCCTTTCCTAAGTTACGCTGGACTAAATCAAAAAGATCTTGTTTACCAATTGATTCACTAATTCCTTCAATCTTATACCCAAAACTTTGGATGTATCGTATGTTGATTGAATTTCTAATGCTTTCAGCAAGATCAAATGGATTACCGAAAGTTCCTTCCAGACTTGTTCCCTTAGCGGCTTCGTCAGATACTTTTTTCTCTAATCCTTCAGTCTTGATGATCTTATCAATTTGCGCAAGAGTCATCTCTATCTCAGCAAGTTCACCATCGGCAAATGCTTCAAACTTTGGATTATAATCAGTTCTAAAAAGCGGCCATAAAGTATCTCGCATTGATACTGGATCAGAGTCAATGTCATTCTTTATCTCAGTGTACTCTTTAGAGACATCGCGCATTAATTCAGTAATACCTTCTTCTGTTCTAAGATCGTATTTGGATATTGAGTCAGGGTACGTAAACGCCATCATATCGTTTACTAGTCCAAATCTTCTTAAGGCCCTTCGATACGTCTCATAATGAACTAAGTTCGAAGAATCGTAATTAACTTTAGTCTCCTTAAATATTAGATCACGAATCCTAGAAAACTCTGCAGGTCTTTCTGCGTCTTTAATCTTTTTACCCAATTGAGTAGATTATTTTTTATTATTTATTTTAATCTCAAGTGTTCCGGTAGATTAACTCTAAATTGAGAAGTCGGCTCAGGTGTGGAGAACAAGTCAGCCTCCTCATTCTTTGCCTCAGTCTCAGCATTCACGATGTTCAACAGTAGGGAATATTCAGCATATTCCAAGTTATATAGAGTCTCAAATGATTGGTTAAGCTTCACTGCCATGTCCTTATTGAGCTTAAATAAGCTCATCAAGTCCAGCTGAAACAATGAAAAAATCTTTAACAGTGAAGCTTCCTTCCAAAAAAATGTGGCTCTCCGTGATCTGTTTACACTTTTCACAAAGCGAAGCCGCTCGATTTAAGCTAGCTTTTTTCAACTCGTTTGTGAACTTGTGTATGAACATGAACTTATTGTCTGGCCACAGGTTTGACGTAAACTTTAGATCGGTCAGCGTTTGAGGCGTTAACGATCTCCATTCAGGTATCAAGTAGGGTCCAAAATCATAGAATGATTCGTCGATCTCAGTCCCTTTAGAGATCTCATCAGTCCTCTTTTGTCTAAACTTTGTGTCCACTCCTATTGTTGGCATGTGAAGAGTAAAGGTCTCATTTAATTTTTCTGAGACTACTACAAAACATCGATGCTCTTCTGAGTACCACTTCATCAAGTCCTTTGGAAGCTCAAATCCTCTAAGATTCATGCTTAATACTTGTGTCCTGTTCACGTGTCCACATGTAGTGTTTTCACATTTGATATTTGCCCAAAGCTTGTTTTCCTGATTAGGAAAAGTCAGCTCATAGATTCTAAAAAGTATGTGATATCTGTCTATTTCAACAAAGTCGTTAAAGTTTAACGGTCTTCCTCCAGAATTGTGAAACTTTGTACATGAGTTCAGGATAAAATTGATCTTTTCCCTAACGTCTATTGGATCATCCTCATCAATGGTTGACCAGTGTCTGATCTCCTTAGTCTTTGCGGATCTTAGGAAAATCTCAGCTCCCTGAGGATAAAACATTCCTTTTGATGGAAGCGTGTCCAATCTAAGTATTTTCCAAGTAGATTCACTGGCTGGGGAAAGTTCCACTTCGTTGGGATAACTTGCAACCTTCCCCAAACTAGGCGGTTCAGGCGTAATTACCTCATCAGTCTTCTCTACTATTGTATTTACTCCATGCAGACGATCCTTTTCTTCTAGGAATCGAGCTGCCTCTTCGTCATCAATAATTTCTGTCATACGAATTCTTTTTATTCTTATATAAGAAAATGAACTATAAGTTCTTTGATTTAGATAAAAATAAACAAGGATTAAGAGTTGATGAACTTAGCAAAGGACATTGCCCTTCTGCTTGAGCTCTCATAAATCCTTTCGATTGAGTCTGCATAGACTTCAACTACCTCAAAATTCTTGGGATTTCTGATCCAACATCGGATCGATCCATTAGAATAGTTAGGAACGATTTTGACTATCTTACCTACAGTAACCTTTCCGTTTTCCGATCCGATTTGAGAGTTTACTATCACTCCTCTTACCCTGTCTCCAGGCCTAAAGAAGAGCCTAAGCTTACTCATTTCGTTATCTAATTCAGTTGTTCCAGGATCTCCCTTTACTGACATGTCAGTGAGAGGAACCTGCTTTACTGAGACGCCTGGAGTGAACTGACTCTTTCCTACTGTGAAATTAAAGTCGCCCTTAGTTCCATAGAAGGGTAGACCATTTGCAAAGTCGCGGCGAGCCATAGCTCCAAACATATCTTCGTTTAGTTTCTCCATTACCAAGCTAAAGGAATGACTTTCTTTTTATAACCTACGATTGTATAATCACCTCCAGCAGCAACGACCGTTCCTACGTTATCACAAAATTCAAACTTTTGAAGATAAACTTCGACTGTTGTTTTCCAAGGAGCAGTAATATCCGAAAAATAACTTACTGGATAGATTGGAGCATCATCGTCTAAGTTATCCACTCCCCAAATCTTTATGTATTGTGCAGTCACCGAGGACAAGTCAACAAATTCAACCTTAAATACCGGTCCTCTAGCAAATCCGTGCTGAACTGTGTCGCCGATCTGCCAGTAGCCGATCGTGCTTCTTTCACCAGTAGGTTTTCTCTTATCTGTGCTAATAAAGGTTGGAGAGTAGTTCTCTCCAGCGATTAGGGTAATCAATTCAGTTCCGCTATTAATCATCATCTTTTAAGTTTTTTATATTGCGTTTCCAAATAGCACTAGAGCACTAATCCTAACTGAATAATTAGGATTTGGATTTGACAATTCTATTTTATTTATTAGGTGAGACGGCTCGTTAGACTTTGGGTTAGTAAATATCGAAAAGAAGTTGTACAAGGGATAGTCTGTTGAATTCAATCCATCAAAAGTTTCGATAGTAAGAGTGACGTTTTTGTCCTGAATCAAGATCTCTTCTGAATTGTTGTCCACTGTAGGGTATGTTACCTTTAAGAGTATTCCTCTAGCATAAGCCTTTCCGCTCTCTAAGTTTGCTAGAGGTGACATCATCAGTAGGTTATTATCAAAAAGTGTGGTAAATCCTCCGTTTGCAGTAAGAGTGACTCCTACACAAGAATAACCGTCTACTGGAAAAGCAAAATCGTTGAGGCAAAACTCTCCGTGAACGTCCTTCCCCTCAGCGATACTGAAACACTTATTATCAAAGAGCTGAAGTATGGCTTGGCTACCGTATCCTCCACAACAGTCGCATATCTCATTTAGGTTAGGAATCATCTGATTTCGCTTTATTTTATTTATTTAAGAAATCGGAGTCTTCGCATCGTCTTTGGATTTAAGTTTTTAGGAGCAGAATCTACTTGCGGTTTTTTATCGGGCTCAGGTTTTGGAACATCACCGACCGTTGGTTCCTCTTTGACAGGTTCCTCAATTGTCAGCTCCTCTTCAGGCAGTGTAACTATTGGCTCATCCTCACTAGATTCATCATCAGAATCCCCATATTTGATAAAGAAGTGTAGACAAGTTAGAGATATTAAGGGAAGGAGTCCTCCCTCCAAAAGGGCCAAAAACCTACGCTGAGAGACGATGTCCTCAGTGTCGAATCCCATTCCATCAAAAAGAGGTAGGGTAAGCTCTGCCCAATCCTTAAATTCCTTAGAGTTAACGTTGATCTCAGTGTAACAAAAGAAGATGTTTCCTATGAATTGTATGAGGGTTACTATTATAAAGACGAACCATACTGAGAAACCCTTTACTTTCACTGAAGATGCCGCAATGGCAGACATCGCCGCTATCTCAACTGCGATGGAAAGGTATACTGCCCAGCTCATTGGATTAGCAAGATCATACCATGAGACCACGTGGGAAATGGAGATGATCGCGACCGAGAGTATAGGAACAAGAAAGGCTAATCTGATGATCAACCTCTTGTTCTCATTGAACCAATTAGTCATTTGACTCTATCTTATTTTTGATGTCGCTAAGGCTGCTTTTGCCCTTATCTAAGTCATCCTCATAGATGAGATAATTAAACATTGTTCTCTCCATCTCATCTCTTACCTGCTTAGATGTTGCGTTCTCTTGTATTCGTAACTCAAGCGAATCTATTTTCTTTCCCAAATCACGAGTTTCCTCCTGAATGTTTGAGATCTTATTAGACGTGCAGCTCTTTGCTACGTACAAAAGGATCAAGACGACTGTACTTACCTTCCAGCCCTCTCTTTTTAAAAAATCTGTAAACTTTTTCATAGCTCTATTATTTATCTAAAAATCAAATAGCCGATTCCAACCACAGCTAATGCTAGGGAAGAGAGATACGATATTGAATAGATCAAATCTTTCCTTCTATAATTAGAAAAATTAAATCCTATCTGAAGAATATATCCATAAAAATCGTCGTTCTTTACCCTCTCGTAGTCAACTGTGATCGAATCGAGGATTCCCTCTTTAGTTAGAAAATCATTGTACCGATTCATCTTTTCGGAGATCAACTTGAGTTCTACTGATTCTTGTGACGATTCCGAATAGAGAAGAAGCTCTGGGTTCAAGTCTATTCCTAAGTAAAGGTTTCCTCCTGCGTCAACCTTGAAGCCTATCTTTTCAAGCTTTCCCATCTCATTGAGCTCAAAGATTATCCTTTTGTACCTTTTGTACTTAGCGAGCTCGTCGTAATTACTCCTTAGCTTTTTATAAGCAAATATCGGAGATAAGTAATTTAGATTCATAGTATCATCTTGATTTTTTCGATCAGGTGAGGGTTCTTCTTGATGACAGAATTCTTGATGTCCGTCCTGATCTTTCTAAGTTTAGTCTTTACTGTGTTTTCGTTTATCTCATAGTCTATCGCTATCTGACGAACCTTTTTGTTCTTGATCATCTTATCGATTGCTATGCTCTTTAGAAGTGGGTCCTCAATCAAGTATATCTCGCCGACCGTTGTGCTGTATAGGTCGTCGATGTCAGTATGAGAGCTCGTAAAGTCCAATGAGTCGTCTTCACAGTCTACTCTTGTGTACATCGTATCGATGTCATAGTGACAGTGCTTCTTTTCTGAGTGTAGGTAGTAGAGAGTTTCGTTTCTAGCGATTGTATAGATCCAAGTAGTGAACCTGCCCTTTTCGAAATCGAATTTTTCTAGGTTCTTAAATATCTTCTTAAGCGTCCACTGTAGTGCCTCTTGAGTGTCTGTCTCGTTCTTACAAAATTTCCAAATGTAGTACTTTAGCTTTGGGTAGATAAGTTGAGCTAACTCATTTCGTTCTCTTTCTGAGTTCTTGTTAGTTAGTAGGATTTGTGATATTTCTTGAATTCTTTCATTGATTTTGTTGTTGGTTGACTCGTATTTCATAATTTTAATTTACTTCCATGTGATTATTTTTTAGGGCAGTGATTATCTTTAGACACTCAGCGCATTTTTCGTACTCTTCTTGGGACTCATAAAAAACGATCGCACCCTCCAATCCGCTAATGAATTTGTCCCTAGAGAGATTGATCGTATACTCTGTTTCGTTGATGGAAATTTTTACGACTGTTATCTCTCCTTTCTTCTTATCCAGATAGTTATCACGGATAGATTTGAATAGGTTGTCGTAAATCTCAATCTTGTGGCGATTAAAGACTTCATCGAGTCCTATATCACCTTGAAATTTTAACATGTTCATGATCTTGTAATATTAAATGTAATATTAAATAAATTGCTCAAACAAATAATACTAAAAAAATTAGTCTTTGAAAAATTTTCCCTTAATATTTTTCATTTTTTGTAGAGCCTCTAGATCAAAGACGTGTGGAGTCCTGTTTAAAGCAGCATCCGCTCCTTTTCCTGAAGCGTTTATGTCCTTAAGCGTTGTGTAATCATAGAGAGGCTTACTCTGTCCAGATCTAAAGAGACTAAAGATACGCTCTTCTACCTCTTTATGATACTCAGAAGGCATGGATTCATAGGTTAGAGTCGCAAGATCCCAGTATTGAGATGAATCAAAGAAAGGAGTAAGGTTCACGCTAGTCATTGCTAAATCGTCGTTTCCGTTCTGTCCCCTGTATGTTCCTCCCTTGGATTTTCCAAAGGACATGAGCTCCATGATAGTCAGGTAATCCGTAGGTATTATCTTATTGATCGAGATCCAATACTTAAACTTTTCACAATATCTTATCTTATTAGTTGGACCGAGCCTAAGTCCGGGTTTCGGCTGCACCGCCATTTCGGTGTGCTTGGTGTGTACAAGCTGAGATGCCCAATATTCCTCATTATCCATGAGACGGTTGTTGATTATCTCTCCCTTGTGATTCATCTCTAGGACGATACGAACCTTTTCCGAATTGAATATTTGATAAGTGATGTATTCAACTGCTGACGCGAATTGATTGATATCAATCTCGTTTGATCTCAAGTGACCTATCTGCACTAGTGAGACTGTGTCCAGCTCGCTTCTAACAGCGTCCTTCTTTTTTAAGAGTTCCCTTACAGGCATCGCCACCACCTTGTAGATGTTTAGGACTGAATAGTCTCCACCTACTCCGTCCGCCGTGTCTATCGAAAACACGTAATATGCGGGATCCATCTTAAAATCATATATCGATCTCTTTGCATAGTTTGGATGTAGGGTAAAGTAATCGTTTATGTACGCATGATCCTCGTCTAGAGTGAACCTTGAGTTCTCGTAATTGCACTTGATGTTATAGAGTCTCTTTAGTTCGTTAGAATTTAAGAGCAACTGATCCGAGGAAAAGAATTGAAGACCGTATTCCTGGTTAAAGTCTTCGACCGATCCTAAGTTAGCAATCACCTTTTGTTTCCACTCCTCGTCCCTGCCAGCAATCTGCCACCAGTCAACTCTTAACGGAACATAATCGCTCTGTCCAGAGATAGCGTCTGCCCAAATGTCGTAGAACTTATTCTTGCCGTTTGGCGTGGAGGTGATTATTGCCTTTGCTTCAGGATCGGCTGTGATCGTTGGAAGTATCGCCTTGTAGAAATCGTTTAGATTCGACTCGTTGATGTGGGCAAACTCATCCATATAGAGTAGGTTTACTGAGAGACCGATACCTGATTTCTTGGTAGTGGTTCGAGCGACTACTCTACTGTCGTTATCGAACTTGATGTTTCCGCTGTTGATGTGTTTAATTCCTGGTTTCATAAAGAATGGTAATCCGTCTAGTCCTATACGAAACTTATCAATAAGTTCTCGAGTCGTGGTAAAATTATCCGCGACGATCAAGGCAGTCTTCTCTGAGTGGAATAGAAGAAACCAGAGTATGAAGATCGCAGAGGTCACTGACTTTCCAGTCTGACGACTTGCCATTAAAATGTTAAACTTATTCGCTTTAAATGACTGTAGGATCTCCTCTTGAAAGTCGCGAAGTCCTCCAGCATCCTTTACTAACTGGATACCGTCACTGGTCTGAATGTTACAGTAATTCCAGGCAAAATAGAGCAGATCTAGCTTGCACGTCTTGAGCTCTTCCCATTCCTCTGGTGTGTACTCAAAGGGTAAGTTTGCCCTTTTTAAATTGATGTCATTATCCTTGAATGGAGAGTTGTGTAGGCCCTTGATGTCCATTCCATTGTCGATCTCATCTAGCAGCTTATTGATCCGTTCAGTCGTCCATATCGAAGTGTTAGTATCGTCAGCCGCTCCAGAAAGACCTGAGACTCTTCTAGAAGTAAACGCACCACGATTTGACATAATATCCTTCATGCGATTAAATTATTTCAGTTAAGTCAATGAAATCATCCCCAGTCTCATCGTCGCCAAGGTCGATGTTTCGCTCTCTCATTAGATCTGATTTCTTACTAGGATCAGTAAGTTCTCCAGGTCGGTGAGTCTCTCCCTTAACGTTTGCAGGAAGGCTCTTTATCACGTTCTTTGTTCCAACCGTGATGAAGAACTGTCCCTCTTCTGGGCTTGAGTCGACCGTGTCTGACTCTGGATTGACTGATGGTTTGGAGTTTAAGGATCGATAAGTGTCCTCTAAAAACAGGACATAGTTTGCTTGCATCTTAGTGATGGACGCCATTTTGTCCTGTAGCTGTCCCATCACCTCAATTAAACGCGGATGAGTGTTGCCCGAAGTTATCTCCTCCATCACCTTTATGATGGTTATCTTTAGTGTCTTTAATTGAAAGAAGAGATTGGAAATATTGATCGTATCAAGCTCTTTCTTGTGTCTAGCATAGTCGTTTTCTTCAAAGAGACCTATGTCAACAAAATTCTTAAATAGCGAATCGGTAATCTCACGAGCCTTTTTAGTGAATTGATTACTCATGTCCTCAAAGTCATAAGGGCTCTCAGGTCTAGTCTTTTCGGAGATCTCATTGTCGACCACCATGTCGTCGTGAGTCTCAGTGCCTATGCTTTGTAGCAGAGAGCTTATCTCGTCTCTCAAGTGAGCACGATTTTCTCGACTCATGCCGGGTTTCTTACCTGCTGCCATCTTAGCGAATTTTGTTTTCGTACTTCTCTAACGCGGGGTTAGCGTGAATCTTTATCTGCTTTACTGATTCTACCCACTCATAAACAACCTTTTCAAGCTGTTCTAGGAAATAGTCTAGGGTAGAATTGGCTCCAAACATCTGAGAGGACAAGCTCCTTTTTAGGATCTGTCCTTTATAATCGAATCCTAAGTTTCTTCTTTTTTCTCTTCTTTCGTATACCGGTCGATATATGCTATCTTTTACCATATTGAGTTATTTTTTAGGTCTTGGCACTATTTCTTTTATCTGGATGTTTACAGGTCCTAAAGCGTCATCAGTTATTCCAGTAGAATAAAAATTTCCATATCGATCGCTAAATCCTCCCCTAATTATTGGGAGTTCCTGAACATCGACTATGATATCGTTAAATTCGTCAATACCGACGTCTGCTGAGTTTGGATTGGCGATCTTCGCTACCTCATTCTTTCGGCACACTAGGTTCACTGAGACTGAATCGACTCCATTTACCTCCTCTATTATCTTTATTAGATCACTCTTTGGAATTCTAGTTAGCCTTGTGTTTTGGATGAAATAGTCTGATATTCCATTAAGGATGTCTCTCTTGATGATGTCAGTCGACACGTCGTCGAAGACTATTATTGAAGTATTGATCACGTATTCGCTAGGGATGGGATCAACTATTCTAACGTCAGTCGAGATCAACTTAGACCCGCTCTTTTCAATGTATTTTAAGAGTTGATTTTTCTGATAGTCAGATAGGATGAATCTCTCAAGAGACGCGCTAAAGTAATCCTGAGAAGTGCTAAATGTCTTTCTGATGTCAGGTATGAGAAAAAGATTCAATATCCTAGTATCAATTTCATCCAAATAAACGTTTATTATGGAGAAAAGCTTTAATTTTCTAAGCACAGTCTCATAGTGATCAATGTTCACTAGAGCAAAGCTTTTAGACTGTTTTGGCGCTATTAATCGAGTTAGTTTAGAATCTTCCGCATTCGCTCCAAAGAAAGGAGGGTTTGTTGTGGTGATCTCTATGTACTGGTTCATGTCTATCTCGTCTCCTAGTAAGCTAAACCCAGTGTCGACGAACTCGAAAAGTATTGAGGCTTTATCCTCAGTACGAATGTTACCGTTAGAACCTTCAGTTATGAGATACTCAACGTCGATGTCCGATCCTCTAGGAGGAATCTTTCCGTAATTACCATTTCCAAAATAGATGTCCAGTCCGCTAGTGATTCCGGTCCTTGCGACAAATCCTTTTTCTCCCCTAGGAATGTCCAACATTGAGTTGTACTTAGTCCATTTTTCACCGTTTACATAAACGTTCACCAAAAAATTATCCATGTAAAAGTTTTGGGGGCTGCCTATTGAAAAGCTCTCAATCGGTTCTCCCTTGGCCGTTACTCGCTGACTCTCAATTATTCCTTGACGAATGGCCAGCTTGATCCCGTTATTGCTCCCATTGAAAGAAAACTTGATCTCGTCTTGAGGAAGGTCTAACACATAGATGAGACCGTTCCTTTTACATCTAAGCTTGGACAGGTTTGGAATGATGACAAGATCAGTGTCAGGAGGTTCAAGGCCAGCGATAGTTGATAAGCTGACCTCACCGACCGCCGAGACTGCTCGGCTTGGATTATGGCCGGCAAGTGCCGCTAAAGAGTAGACAGAAGTAAGTCGAGTTGCCTCATTGATGTTTAGTTCAGTTATAGAATCCTCAATGTAGTAAAAAACAAGTTGAGTCAGGTTTTCAACTACTAGAAGAAGCTGACCAAACGGCGACGCCGACGTGTAAATCCCACGACTCTGACCGTATCTATTGGTCAGGTAATTTATCGTGTCTCTTAATATGTCCTCAACGAAAAAACTTAGCGTTTTAAAGACTTTGTAGTTATCGACGACTCTTGCCATTGTTCGAACTATTTATTTTATTTATTCAATTTTTGTCTAATGCTACCTGATTATCTAATACTTTGCTGTAACCTAAAGGATCTATTAAGATAAATAGAATAAAGATCGACGAAATGTTTAAGTCCCTGGACAAGAAAGACATATACGATAATGCTAGCATATCATTCTGTTTTGAGTTCTTTTCTCCAATGAGAAAGATGGATGCAGCAGCTAAGATTGCTAGGGCTCTTGGTAAAAAAGTAAAGTGGTTTAGCGATATTGATCCAAAGTTTAGTGCCACCAATGAAACCTTTTCACTAGCTCCTACCTATTCTAACGGTTACAAGGAGATGAGGCTCTCCACAGGAATGCTTTCTTATCAAGAAGGATTGCACATGTTTCTAAAGATCTCTAACGTCATAGAGGCGATAGGATTCACGACAGATAGGTGTAAGGTGACGACCAAGATAAAACTAAACGAAACGGCTCTTGGTTTACAGGTGAGGATGGATAAATTGAATAAAGTAAAGTACTTATTGAGCCTAAATGAAAAGAAACTGTTTGAACTTTGGCCTCAGCCTGAAAACGACAAAAAACTAGTATATCAAAACCAGCTTAATTACATACGACCTAAACGGCTTTATGAGACTATTTTAAGCCCAGCGGTGATTAGACGAGCAAATCCATTAGATCTAAGCATACCTGAATCTGACTTTTTTGGAAACGATTTTTCAGAGATAGGTAGCGGAAAGTTAACTATAAATTACATAGGAGGAAAGGATTACACTAAAAGGAAAAAGGAAGCGGTTGAGGCAATAAATCTGGTGATTGATAACCTATATGAGACTCTAAAAAATAATTATGAGTATACTAACCAGGAAGAGGTCAAGATCTCGAACATAGTAAACGAGTTCAAGACTGCATTAGATTCGACTAGATCTCCTCTGACTTTTGCATCTTCTTATCCTGAAATAAGTCTTTTTGTGGATCTTAGACAGGATCCTTTCTTGATCGAAGCAAACTATTCGTTAATACGAGAAAAGATCTTTCAGTTAGTAGTTGGAGGAGGAGTCAGCGAGGGTTATATCAATTATGACACCCACAGAAAGACTCTACAGGTAAAAGGAGCAACTCTAAAGCGAAGCATCGTTTTAGAAAGAGTAGAGTTCTTTGATTGCACGATAGAGGGAGACGTTAAGAACTGCTTATTCGATCACTGCATCATCAGAAACTCAAAATTGACTGAGTGTATCATCAATTCTGCGAATCTCATCAAATTTTCAAAGGTGATAGAGTGTGATTATTTGGGGGCAGCAAATGAGATATTTTCAAGCTTTTTAGATAACTCTCCAGAAAAGATGATCAGTGCCGATCTTAAGGAATGTCTAATCAATCGGGGCAAGCTGGCTAGGTCATGTAAGATGGACGATTCCACTAAAATTATTCAGTCGTAACCTAACGTAATATCGGTTGCTTATTTTAAAGATAAATAAACAAAATAAGCTAATAATAGGATGGCCGTCTATAACAACTTAAAGGCGATACGACGATTAACCAATTCGAGTCTAACCTCAATAATAGACATAACGAACCTAAACTTTAGGAGTCTGTCAGATGCTAATTTAGAATTTCTGACTAATATAGGATATGATGAGGCCTTGAATTCGTTTACCCTATATCAGGGAACGTTCGACTTTGTAAACATTACCGATACTTTAAGTCTTAAGCTAGACGGTATTCCAACATTCACGATAGACTCCTTGGGTAGAGCGGAAGGTCAGGAACTCCTAGTAAAAGTCGCTGAGACTAAACGATTAAGGATGACGGATTTTCCGGACTGGCCGAACATCGGCGTTCCTGGAGAAATCATCTACACTGGCATCCAGAATCAAAGACCCGAATTCGGAGAAGACTTTATCGGTTATTTGCAAGGAAGAGGTTGGGTGAGCTTGACCGATAGCCAGGGCACAGGCTACCTGATCCTTACTCTATTAGAAGGAAGTCCACCGGTTCCTCCTTGTCCAGGAGTGAATAAAGCAACAATATGGGTGGGACCTCCAGGATATGCTACAGGCTCGGTACCGACCACTCAGACCATCTATTTTACTGATGAGAATTGTGACGTGTACGACCTAATGTCTGGAGGAGGCGGCGGTGGTGGTGGAAGCTGCGGATATTTTGTTATTGAGAACTTTACAGCAAACGTTCCTCAAACAATAAACCATAACCTAAATACTCAAAACGTTCAAGTCCAAACGATAAGGACTGACACTGGAGAATTGGTGGAAGGTTTTGTGAATAATTATCTTAGTAATAGCGTTGATATCACATTCTCACAAACCATTTCAGCAGTAAGAGTTGTAGTGATTAGCGCTGAATGTGGCGGCGGTGGAGGCGGAGCCATCGAGGTTCTCCAAGACGGTACGCAAGTAGTCGCAGCAGCGACCGCCATAAACTTTGTTGGTCCAGGAATAACTGCGACAAATGCTGGTTCAGGGCAAGCAAACGTTTCAATAAATCAGGGTAACAAAAAATACATCTCTCCAACTGAGACTCTAACGATCGATGCGGATTATCAATACACGATATATGGAAACTTCACGGTAGAAGGGGTCGTGAATAATAGCGGCGAGGTGGTGATCATGAACGGAACTCTTAGCATTCTTCCAGGAGGACAATTCAATAACTTGGGAGCAGGAACTCTTACCATCGTTAACTTAGCGACTGGTGATTCTTTCTTAGGAGCAGTTAAAACGTTTACCTCAACCGCACTGGTGCCAGTCAACGTCTCTCACAATCTAGGTACTTCTGACTTTGTGTTTAACGCATATGATGGAGGAACTTTAATAGACATTGATTACACAATAGTCGACATTAATACTATACAAGTTACGACTACTGGAAACGTTGGTGGAGGAGCTATAATATTCCAAGCAAAAATATAATTAAGTAATGGCGATAAAAAAGGCTTATTTTGATCTGCAGGTAGACGGAGAAATCTCCGGAAAGAAGATAATGGTAGAGGGCGAGTATTCGTTACCCCTAACCGACGGTGTCGCAGGTCAACTCATGTCGACTGATGGCGCAGGCAACGTTTCTTTTATTAACATCTCAACCTTAGGCTTGCTAAATCCGTCAAGCATAGTGAACGGCACAGGTATTTCCTGGACTCAAATCTCTCCGGGAATATTGCAGGGAGATGTCAATCTAACTCCATTCAGCACGACCGATCTTATCGAAGGAACTCGGCTCTATTTTACCAATGAGAGAGTGGACGATCGGGTAAATTCTCTACTACTTGCTGGGACGGGTATCACTAAAGCTTACAACGACGGCGCAAATAGCTTGACACTAGGAGTTACATTGGCTCCATTTAGTACGACTGACCTCGTTGAAGGAACTCGACTCTATTTCACAAACGAAAGAGTCGATGATCGAGTTGCTGCTCTAGTTCAAAACTCAGCTTCTGTTACATGGACATATGATGATTCTCTAAATACTTTGACTGCGAACGCAGTAACCTCTCCATTACAGATCGAGAAGGACGGTGTGCTAGTTGCAGCCAGAGGAAAAATAGATTTTATAACTGGCTCCAACACGACTCTTACTGTGCTGGACGATGTAATAAATAGCAAGGTCACTGTACAAATAGATTCAGCGGTTGGTGCCATTGATGATCTTTCTGATGTCGCAGTGAGTTCACCTAACGCTGGAGAGATCTTAGCATACGTTGGACCAAATTGGCAAAACGTTCCAGACACGGCGGTCATTCAGTTAGGAGCAGGAACGGGTTCAAGTGTTAGAGTAAACAATTCTAATACTGCGAGTGGAGACTGTTCTACTGTCAGCGGAGGATACTTAAACATTGCATCTAATTGCGATTCAACTATTGCTGGCGGTTTAGGTAACACGTCTAGCGGTTATCAATCAACCATTGCTGGCGGTAACTCTAATTCAGCCAGCGGAAATGAGAGTTTTATAGGAGGAGGATTATGTAATACTGCAAGTAGCGGTTGCTCAACAGTAGGCGGCGGTGAACGCAATACAGCAAGCGGATCAACGTCAACAGTCAGCGGAGGATATTGTAATATTGCAAGTTGCGTAGGTTCAACGGTCAGTGGAGGGTCATTCAATACAGTTAGTGAAATTGCGTCGACTGTTTCTGGAGGAAATAATAATTCAATAACTCAAAGATATTCAACAATCAGCGGAGGTTGGAATAATAGTGTTTGCGCTTCTTGTTCAACTATTGGAGGAGGACTAGATAATACTGTATCTTCTCAGATAACAATAATTGCAGGCGGAAGATGCAATATTGCGAGCGGCACTGGCTCGTCAATTAGTGGAGGTGTATGTAATACGTCATCTGGATGTTACTCAATAGTCGGCGGAGGCTTATGTAATACTTCTTCTGGACTTGCCTCAGTTGTTAGTGGAGGCCAAGGTAATGTCTCTTCTTGTAATCACTCAGTGATAGGAGGAGGGTGTAATAACGCGTCTAGTTATTACGGCACAGCAGTCGGCGGTGGATACTGTAACACAGCTAGTGGTTTTTATTCAACTGTCAGTGGAGGATACGGTAATGTTTCAAATTGGAATTATTCTACTGTTTCTGGAGGCTATGCAAATACTGCAAGCTCCCAATTTACGACAGTAGGCGGAGGAATTAATAACATTGCTAATGGAGCCACTTCAACGATAGGAGGAGGATACTGTAATACTGCCAGCTGTGGTTACACGACCGTAAGTGGAGGCAAATGTAATGTATCTAGCAACATCTACTCGACAGTCAGCGGAGGATATTGCAACGTATCTACCTGCAATTTTTCAGTAGTAAGCGGCGGTGCATATAACACAGCTAGCGGTATTTACTCAACAGTCGGAGGCGGCTGTCGTAATACAGCATCTGGATGTTGGTCAGCTGTGTTAGGAGGATACTGTAATACTCTTACTCACACCGTTGCTGGAGCATTCGGTTGTAACATCGCATCGGTATGTAATAATACTTTTCACACGAATTATCTAAACCTATACAACACGCCAGAGTCAGACACGTCAAACACAGCGTCACTAGTAAGAGACACCGCGACAGGTCAAGTAAAGGTTAGATATCAGGGAGGACTCTTTGCACAAAATACTTCAAGCACGCCGATAACGGGCACTGTCACAGAAACCTCTGTGATCTCAACGGGAGTCGGAACTCTTACTGTGCCTGCGAATGGCTTTACAGTCGGCGACAGTTTTGGTGTTTCAGTCGGGGGAGTGATCTCATCGGCTAACGGTGAGACCGTTCAGATTAGAATAAAATCTGGAGCAGTTTTACTTGCTGATACTGGAGTGGTATCTCTACCCGCGCTATCCGGTAGGTTCTGGTCCTTACAGGTACAGTTTACCGTAAGAGCCATCGGAGGGGCAGGAGTTGCTTCAATCGCGGCAAACGGAATGTTTTCATTCTCTTCTTCTGGATTCGACATACTCGGTTCTGACTTGGGAGGAGTAGAATCCACTAATTTTAATACTACTGCCTCAAACACGCTATCTGTTACTGCGCAATGGGGATCGACTAACGCGACGAATACCATCTATTCTAACATATTTGTCGTAAATAAAAACTATTAAAAAGAATACAATTAGAATGGCTAAAAAGATCCTAAATATTCCAGAACACGCTACAGTATCCTTGACTCCTGGGAATCCTGACTCAGGTAACATGAAGATTTATCCAAAAAACGATAATGAATGGTACACATTGGATTCTTCTGGAAACGAGTCTCGTCTAGCAAAGTTTGCTAAGTATGCAAACGTAGTATTCGTCGATCAAGCAAATGGAAACAACTCTACTGGAACAATAAACGAACCGAATAAACCTTTTCTTACTGTTTCTGCAGCGAGATCAGCTGCTCTTCTTCTTCCTGGATTAAGCAGTCAAAATAAAGCACTAGTCTATATCAGACGTGGAGAATACTCAACTGTCACCATGACACTAGCCGATAATCTAGATTTTTATTGTGAGCCTGGAGTGGTTTTTGTAGGAACGACTCAAATTAGAGACCTAGGTGTGGCCGTCACGTCCAATGTCTATGGATATCTGCAAATCCGTTCAACTGGCACAACGATACCTGTAGTGTTTACCGGAGCTTCATCAATAGTCTTTGAATTCGATCAAATATTCGCGAATTCCGCTGCTCTTGAAGTCAATACCGCTAGCTCAAACAATAAAATAACTATAAAGGGTAATTACATCTACTCTGGAACCTTTGGTCAGGGCTTTGGAATAACTATTCGACAGGCCGCGAACGTTGTGATGAATGTCGTCAATTCAATAGAGGCGATTCACTCAGTGTTGGCGTTTAGATTTTACACCGGAACGACTGTGATCAATTGTCCAACCGTTAATCTGCTTGCCGGAAATATTTACGGAGGTAATTTTAAGCACGGCATAATAACATACGATGCATCAAGCGTTGGGTCAATAACCCTAAATGGAAATCTAAATAATAAGGATGCAATAGACTACGCTGGCTCTAGCTCAATGATAGTGCAATGGGCAGGTGGCCAACCTAAACTCACAGTAAACGGTAACATCTATGGGGGATTGATAAAGGCTCTCGATGGAAACACCAATACCGTGGGATCGATTGAGATAAACGGTAACATGTCCAGCAGCAAAGACTATACTGTTTGGGCCTATGGTAGTGGTCAGGTGGTAATCAAGAATTCGACAATAATAAACACCAATGCAGCAGTCGGTGCGAGCTATGTAGTAGCGATTAACGGTACAGCAAAAGTTTTCTTTAAAGGTTGCTACATATACGGTAATAAGAGTGACTCGGACATCATCGCGATAAATGGAGCGTCGACTAATCTAGTATTGGACGACTGTGCAGTATATTCGTCTGGAGCGCTAGGCGCTTCGATTCTCTCGACCGCTGGAGCAGTCACAGTACGAGCCCACAATTGCAGGTTCAACAAAGCGGTGACAGTTGACATAACTGACCTATACGTTCCTACTGGAATAACGGTTGACGCAAATCTAATAGTACCGACTTCAATCAATTAATAAAAGCTTATGACACTATACTGTTCAGTCTCTTCAGCAAGCCCAGCAACAACTAACGTTGTGATGGGTTATTTTAATCAAGCTCACTTTCATCTAGATTTAGATGAATCCTCAGTGGCAGAAAAGAATACAGTCGATGACTTTTTAGGAGTTATCGGAAGTCATTCAATCGTACATGTGACGAACATCCCAAGTCAGGACTTCTTTGAAGCAAACATAGTGATTCCAGGAGAAGCCGATCTTGAAGAATCTACACTTGACTACTTATCGTTAAGCACTGAGGATAAAGAAAAGGTGGAATCTTTTATGGCTCTATTAGAAGCCATCGCAGAATAAATAAAAATAAAGAAAAAGAAATGTACGGTTCAGGAATACAATTACCACGCGTTGCCTTTTCTACGGTTGACTTCACACAGATTCCAGCAAACAGCTTTTTCTTTGGTTTTGACCTAGATAACGGTGGAGCTCTCTCAAAAATGGATAACACTGGTGTGCCAGTTGTAATAGAATACGAAGAGCCGATCATACAGGAAGGAGCAGGATCACCATCTACGATTAGAATAAACTCATCGAATTCTGCGACAGGTGCTTATTCAGTAGCACTAGGAACCACCAATTCAGCTGGCGGCATCTTTTCAGTTGTTTCAGGAGGTTGCGGTAACTCGGCATCAGCGTCAGCATCAACAGTTGGCGGAGGATGTAATAACGATTCATTACAAATCGGATCAACTATTTCTGGAGGTAGATGTAATACCTCTTCTTCCTATAATTCAACAGTGAGTGGAGGATATTGTAACGCCGCTACTGCTACTGGATCAGTAATAGGTGGAGGAGTAAACAATTCAGCAAGTGGAGTAATTTCAACAGTCGGCGGAGGAACAGGAAACACTGCAAGTTGCTGTCATTCGACAGTCGGAGGCGGATACTGTAATTCAGCTAGCGCTGAGTGTTCTACGCTTTCTGGAGGCTACTGTAATGTTGCTAGCGGTAGCTATTCAACAATTGGCGGTGGAGCATTAAATACTGCAAGTTGCGGAAGCACAACTATTGCTGGAGGATACTGTAACATATCGAGTGGTGTTTATTCAATGATAGGCGGAGGATATACTAATACTTCGTCTGGTTATTATTCAACCGTTGGAGGAGGTTGTTTCAATACTTCCTCTTCTTATTATTCAACTATTAGCGGAGGTCGACTAAACCTTGCAAGCGGAGACAGCTCAGTGATAGGCGGAGGATACTGTAATACCGCAAGTTCAAACTTTTCCGCTATCACTGGAGGTTTTTGTAATACTTCTTCTTCTAAGTATTCAACCGTGAGTGGAGGAAAGAATAACACAGCAAGCGGTTATTGTTCTACAATAAGCGGAGGATACTCAAATTCATCTTCCGGTTATTATGCATCCACTGTTTCTGGAGGATCACTCAACGCCGCGACTGGTGATTATTCAATGATAGGTGGAGGAGTATACAATACTTCTTCTGGATACTCATCAACTCTAAGTGGAGGATATTGTAATATAGCAAGCGGAAATTATTCAACCGTTAGTGGAGGATTCTGTAATATTGCGCAACAACAGTGTGCAACGGTTAGTGGAGGCTGTCAAAACACTGCATCTGGTTGTGCAGCAACAGTCAACGGTGGAATAGATAACACTGCATCAGGAAATTGTTCTACAATAGGCGGAGGCTGTCTAAACACTGCATCTGGTTGCTATTCCTCAATAATTGGCGGCAAATCAAACAATACTTGCTTATTCAATGATGCGGTGATCGCTGGATCAAACATCTGTGCAGTTGCTGCGTGCACGCTACATGCTAACTGTTTATGGATAGGAAACATTCCTACTGAATCTGCTCTACCTCTTCCTAATGGAACTGTTTGGAAGTGTAGCTCTACTGGAGTTCTTTACATAGCTTAAGATAAATAATAAAAAACGACACACATGTTTAATACTATTCACATATTTGGATATGGAGAGACTCAAATCATAGGTGAGGACCTAAATGTAAAGGTGGACTCTTCTCTTCTTACGACCCTGACATCTTTCGTAAATCATGTAAAGAATCTAAGGCCAGAAGACGTTATTGAATCTGAGTATCACGTGATACACGTTTTTAATGGAGCAAACGTAAGATACTTATCTCATTCTGATAACAAGGATGAAAAGAAGACTTTCTTTGTTAATTTTGATCAGGTGGATTTAGAGTTATTGAATGCATTGGTTGCTGAGCTAACTTCTTATCAACCCGCTTAATAGTATTTAAACTCATCGTAGAACCACTTGTAATTTGTCTTGATCCAATTGCAAGCGTTCACTCCTAGTACTTCTCTATAATCTGATTTTAGGGGAGATACTTTGGTTCGAATCACATGGTCCCCATAGATTCCATATACTGAGTCGTCCTCTTTAGTTATCTGTTGCACGTTATCAAAGTCATGCTCAAAGTAGGGCACGTCAAGGTATTCATATACTCTTTGAATCTCTCTTTTTGGATCCTCAGCCAGATCCTCGTACTTGATGAACAGCATTTTTTCGTTGATTCCTTCTCTAAATATTTGGTATAGCCGCTCGATGGCAAGCCCAACGGGCTGGCCTTGTGCCCAAACGTCTATTCTTTTTTCAGTGGTTGTGCCCACCATATTCGCATGATCCACTATTCCAGAATCCATGTACTGGTTCTTACGAAAGTTCTTTTCCATGGAGGCAAAGATTCCTCGAAGGTCCCTGACCATGCATACGATCTTGGGATCAGGATAAAACTCGTTTAGAAACCCATAATGAATTCCCCAACCCCTACTCTTATCTAATACGTAAGGTTTATCAGTTATTGCGCTAAAGAATCCCTGTACCCCATCACGACAGAATCTGGTGAATCCAGATCTCATCAGAGATGGGTCCTGAGCCTTGAACTCCGGAGAATTAGTGTAATTGTTTCTGGCCGCATACACTAACTCCAGGACTCCCGAAGTGGGCGTCACATAGAAATCTGGGTTCTGGCCCATGATGTTTTGCAAGAGAGTCGATCCTGCTCTAGGAAGCGACGATTGAAAGAATATCTTCTTCATATTATGTTTGATTCGTAACTCTTATTCTGTACCACCTTATTGAAGGGTTGGATTATTCTAATCCTGTACTTGCCTATGCTAGTATGATTGTAACTCATGTGTTGGATCACCTTTGCATAGAAATTGTCTATCTCCATACCAGAACGTTCTCCCATCTCTATAATATCATCATATAGGTTTGCTGAGACTCCATACGCATGGGCACAGACTATCTGATTTCTAAAGAAAGGTTCGATAAGTCCACCAAAGTAGAGCATGTCCCAGTCATTAAGTATCTCTTGATTTATGGTAAGAAGCTCGCTAGGGTTCATTAAAAACTCTACGTCATCCTCTAGAATCAAGACTCTCTGATATCCTTGCTTCTTAGCATGTCTGATCGCACTTATGTGAGCTGATCTACAGCCAAGCTGTCCAAGTATGTATTTTTGATCGTCCTTAATAAAATTACGAAAGTCTTCACGATAAGGTTTATAGAAAAACTCTTTTCCTGTAATTCTTTCAAAATTTGTGATTCCAAGCTTCTCAAACTGCTGAAGAAGATTCTCATTTCGATCTTTATCTTTGTCCATATTGATGTATAGGATCTTGTCGAAATACTCATTGATGTTTACTGGACGATAGGTAAAATCCATTAGGTTAAGGCAATTGAGTTTAATACGTCTGATTCATCAAACACGTTCAAGTCAAGTAGAGGACACTCATGTAAGGTTCCATGGAAGTTGTAATCGAACAGGTAACTGTCTGGTAGCTTAACCGTGTCCGGCAGTGTTGCTGTTATGTTGTTATGTAGAGACCAACCAAAGGTCTTAGGACTCGTTCCGACCCAAAGCACAGTAGAAGGTGCTCCCAAAGCAGCAGCTGCGTGCTGAAGGCACGAATCTATCAAGACTCTCTTTGATGAAAAGAGAAGCATTGAAAGAAATTCCATGTTAGACATAGGTTCAATGACTGCCTCAACTCCTTCGATCGCTTGTTCAGGAAGACGACACACTTGTAAGATGTGATAATCATTTGAAAAAGTCCTAACTATCTTTTCAGCCATGCTGTGAGGCATGTCTCTAGTCCACGAATAAGGATAAGGCTGGTCTTTAAGAGGTCCGCCGTTTGTTTGAAGAACCATTATGGGTTTTTGTCTTGACCACTTTCTAAATCCATACTGTTGCTGTCTCACGTTAAATACTAGCTCTGGAGTTTCTCCAGAATACTGCAAAGAGTACAGCATACACCAATTTTCCACAAGAGGAAGTTGCTGGTGTATGTGTTCATTCGTAAAGTAGGGCTCATGTTTGAATATCATAGTATCCTTGTCCTTAACGTAGTCTTGATAAAAGTATGGAGTCATCCCTATTCGATAGACTCTGTCCACGAATGGAAGGTTTAAGAAGACTTCTGGATACGCACAAACTACGATAAGTTCCCGATCAGGATAGTTATTTTTTATACACTTAGCGACTGCTGTTGCTGCTATGTGTTTTCCTAGACCTCCTTCTAGATGAAAGATTGAATACTTTTTCATGTTATGCTCTATTTTTTATTAATTTTTCAAGAGAATCATGGCCTCTAGAGTCCACTAGTTCTTTCCAATCGTTCTCGCCAGCAAGTATCTGTCTCCTAATCTCAGTGGCTGAGATGCTCGCAGTGTTTGAGTCTACTTGAATCTCTTTGACTTCATACCCGACTCCTCTTCCGTAATTTACGCTAGCGATATCGGGTATGATATTGATTTTTACTAGTGGGTTTCCTTTATAGATTTCTAACCAGATCTCATCGCCATTGATTATCATGGGATTAGGAACGATTTTTGCGACCTCTGCAGCAAGAGTAGACTTTCCAGCACCAGGCTGACCTATAAAATGAATTATCATTTAAGCTTGATTTATTAGATTCTACTACTGGGAATCTAAATAGTTCTTAGTTAAAATCTAATTCTATGTCAAAATCAAAATAGGAAAACTTCGCGTTAAAGGTTTTAAAGTCTGGTGTGCTTGAACTATAGGAAAGTTTAAAACCGTCCACGCTCTTTAGGATAGGTCTCTTAAAGATGATTGAACACACCAAGTATCCCTCATTGTCCAGTAAGGAAAGCCTCATTGGAGAATAGGTTTGCTGAGGATTGCTAAAGTCTAAGAACTTAAGACTGTTCTCAAAAAAGATGAAATAGTTCAAATAGGCGTCAGTCATCTTAAAGGTAAGAGTAAACTCCTTGGTAAATAGGTCAACTACTTGAGTAGCATCCTTGAATTCCTGCTTCTTACCTAACAGTCTGGTCTGAGACACAGTATTCATGTTAAAGCCTGGAAAGTCGATGCTCTGTATTGTAGCCGACATGAAATCGTCTATCGTATCATAAGGCAGTATTAGACTCTGATAGTACTTCTTGTACTTTTCCTTGACCTCAGCAGTAAAGTAATCCGGTGGAAAATTGAATATGAATCCGTTCTGTCTTACGTTTAATAGCATGCTCTATTATTTTTTAGTTGATCTCACCTTTGCCCAAGACTTGCTTGGACTTGCTGCATTTACTCTAGCCATTGCCCACTGGTGAGCAGTCATTCCTGGTCTTGAACCTGAAGAATAGAAAGCACCCAGTCCTTTTTTATATTCTCTTACCAAGTCAGCATAAGAGTATCCCTTTTTCTGAGCGACCTTTCTGATCTTGGCTCTAGTCTCTTTGTTAAGGGTTTCTCTCTTCTTTGACTCGTTTACTTTAGAGTCCTCCCTAGGAGTGTTTTTCCAGCTTGGCTTATTACGCTCCTTCTTCTCCATCTCGTCTCTAAGTCGATATGCTTCTTCCTTTTTTCCGGATTTTAATAGCGCTTTAGCCTTGTCTAATTTTTTATCTCTAGCACTTCCTTCTGCCGCTTTGTATTGAGCCGGGTGAGCCTCGTTCTTTTTGCTCTCGTTGAGCCATTGATCAAATGTAAAAACGTCTCTATTCATCTTTTTTGATTATTTTCTAGTATTCCTTTTTTCATTTATGAATTGAGCATAAGAGAGAACCTTTGATTCGTTCATCTTTTTTGGTTTACCCTCTTCCTTTATGATAAGTTCGCCTAATACTTCTAATCTTCCCATCTCAGTCTGAAATTCTATTTGTGACATGGAGGTAGAGATCTTATCATAAGTTCTTTTGAATTCTTTCTTTGCTTCAGCTAAATCAAATTTTCCGGCTGCTGCTTTCTTGTAGTAAGGAAGCTTGACCTTGAAGTGGTGCCAAGTCAACAGTGCAAACCCGCCCTTTTCTTTAGCGGTATTCACTATCTTCTCAGCTCCTGCTTCTCTGGCATTAGCAAATTCGGAGAAAGAATCTTTTGCTTTCTTCGACTCATTGGCGGCCTCATCTTTAGACGCTTCGATCGCTTGCAATTGTTTCACTGCTTTTGAACGACTTGGGTGAGTTCCTAAGAGCTTTCTCTTTCCTCTTACCTTCTTTTTAGAATAGACTTTGTACACCTTTCCGTGCTTCTCTATCGTTTCATTTATCGAATTCATAGCTCTTTACTATTTTTACTCTTAACGTGTTCGTTCCTTTTATTACTCGGTGCCACTCTCCTCTAGCTATAAAGACTGACGAATTCAAGCTTTGAGGTAATCTATTCTCTAACTGTATCTGCCAGTCAGTGGGTTCGATTGCGACCACCATTCTATCCTCATCGTCACGGTGCCACTTAAGGTGGATAGGATCGATTGAGTCATCGAATGTCCTGATCACATGCTCGCTATTCTCAACCTCCTCGTAGATCATCACCAGAATCCAGGATAAGTTTTACCGCCCCAAAGGTGAGCGTATCGGTTTATTCTACATGCCCAATAGCCGGCTTTAGTTCTGTCCTTCTTCTCAGCACATCTGTGTCGAGCAGCAAAGGATTTTCTAGCCTTTGGATTAGAGACCTTTGCGCTAAGTCCAGGATCTCCAAACTGTATCTTTTTAACGTTTCCAGTCTGTGGGTTTCTAACGTAGACTACGTATTTTTTAGAGCCTCCTCTAGTGGGATAGTTTAATCGTGGTTTCTTCTCCTCATTTAGATCCATCTCTTCTAATGGAAGATCTAGAGGAACCTCTATTCCTAAGTATGAACCGGTCATGCCAAGATCAGTAGTTTCCAATAGCAGTCGATCAATTCCTTCTAGCAATAGGCGTCCGTTAAAATAAAGATCACGAGCCTCTGCTAGGATCTCAACGTGAGCCGAACTTCCTGGACGATAGACTGATTCTGTGATACTGTAACCCTTTTTCACGTGGTACGTTAGACCCTCAGATATTGCTTGAGTGCCTAAAAATTGTGAGTAACTCTTTATTCTAGTTTCCATACTTTATTATTTATTCGTTTGGAGGAAAGTCCTGGTCAATCCATACGTCATTAAGAGTAGAGCCAGTAAGTCCGGAGTTTTCTCTTAAGTTTATTTGCTTGATCGTATTACCCTTGTAGAAGGTAGAGTGATCGTCAAAGCTAGGAAAGTAGGTCTCCATTTGAAGATCAAGAGAGATGGATACAGTATTGGCATCAGTGTAGGTAAAGTTATAATTTTTTTGGAACTGCGCAGTTTCTGGAAAAGTGACCTGTGCAGGGATTCGGATTCCCCTAAACTGAAAGTATCTTACCTGATTCTTGTAATAAAAATCAAAGATCTTTTCCATGATCTTGAATGTCTTATTGATGTTGTCGCTCTCTATCTTGATTGAATAACTCAAAGCCATTGGTAGTGTAAAAAGCCTAGAAGAAAAAGCTTTTAGTTGCTTTTGATCATTCTCGTCCCTTACTTCCTGATTGAAGCTTCCCCTAACGAACTTGTTAGTAATGTCAGATGTCTTGATCTGAAAGCTACTTAATGTGACTATTCCCCTGGGCATCTGTTCGTAATTCCCTTCAGCATGACTAGGACACTTACAGTCGTCCGGTATCTCAATGAAAAAGTCTTTCATGAAGCCTTCATCTCCTCCAAAGTTGTAGAAGAAGGGCACCTCGTGATAGGTGATCTCATCATTTCTTTTTAGGCTGATTACCACCTCCCGATTAAGAAGGTCAAGCAGGGATAGGGTAGCGTTGCGCAGGAATATGTCTTGTACGTTCTCGTTTCTTATGTTTTCGTTTCTTGAGATCTTCATGGGGATTATCTGTTTTTAGCGATGTAAGGTAGGTTAGTCTGAGGCCTACAGTTATCGATCAGGATTAACATCGATTCGTCCTTTAAGAACTGTTGGCTTAACACAAACTCGTGCTCCTCCTGTCTAAGCATAGTGTTGAATAATCTAAGGTTCGTGATCCAGAGTAGAGAATTAGGTAACACGTAATTTTGGTCTAATTCAAAGGTCTCCTGGGTAAAGGATCCAGTGGAAGATAAGATTGGTGTAAATGCGTTGTGGTTGATTATGTCACTAGGATCCTCAACTATTCGATAGACGTATGTACCTATCTGCAAGAACTCATTAGAGATTGAGACAACCATTGCGTGCCACGTACCGCTAACAAAGTTGTTTATCGTATAGATCTTATTCTGACCGTTTATTTCCACTAGGATAGTAAGGTCTCCCTCAGGATTAGAAAGATTATATCGACTAAAGCTTGCCGAGACTCTAAGACCGGCCTGCAACTCATTATCATATCCGCTAATAAAGCTAACTACGTCAGCGTTTGATGGAACGTTAAAGAGACAAGTAAAGGAAAGGTTCCTTACTGTGGTCGTGTTGAATGTTGGGCTCGCCTTGTAGATCACAGCAGACTCTCTTACCCTAAAGGTTGCGATAGGATCTCCGTTTAGAGTATCAGTCAACACGTCACGTTGATCCGTAAATTTCATGTCTCGATAAGCTTCGATCCTAATGTAACGATTAGGTTCAGACTGGCCGATATTGTTTGGAATGTAATCAAACGGTCCACGAACTCGACAGTATCTCATGCCGGTGCCTCTGATATTCTTATCATTGGTTAAAAGTCCACCATTTCTCCAAGTAGCATAAAGATCGCTGCCTTCGTAGGCTAGAATCACATCATTGCTTGGAGGAGGAACTTTGTCTAGACTAGGCAAGCTTATCGGATATTGGCTTACTGACGTGACTGGTGAGGTCGGCGTAAGCAAAACAGTGATGTCTGAGCTAGGCACTCCGCCGAGGTCATAATAGTTTTCTATTAGGGGAGCAAAGTTATAGGTGTACTTCAAGGGTCTCAATGTCGTATCAGGATGGATTGCTTTACGTGAAGGATCAAAGGTCGTGGTGATCTTTGAATACTGCTCAGGCATGGTGCCGTCCTTGATATCCTTCTCTACCTCAGGCCCAAAGAGCTGTTCGGCTGAGAGAATGACGTTGTCCAAGAAGGTTCTGGTCTCGTCCTGAAGCAACATGTCGATGTTTGGATTGTACTTCTTAAGCTGAATCTTCCAATAACTAGGAGTCATCATGAAGCTTCTGAATAGGTATGATCCTTGGATCTCAAACATCCTGTTGAGCAGAGGAAAATAGAGAAAGTCTCTCTTCCTAGGTTCAGATTCGTTACCGAATATTGATTGAAAGTATCTGTGATCCACGTGAATCTCAAAAGGCATTTGAAAGTCTATTCCAAATTCAGTGTACTTTGGCATGTTGTCCGGAAACGCATTATTTGGCACTAGCACCTTGATGCACTTACGATCAACATTTTTATAGAGAGTCCATTCCTTAAAAACGTAATCTCCACTATCAGACTCAGGCACGGTCCTAAAGTAGACTACCTGATGTCCGTAGAGCTGGTTCGTAAAGAAAGAGAGCTCGTTATAGAGGCCCACCGCACTATCCACATTGTAGGGTCTAAAACTAGGATCCCTATTCGTGATTATTGAGGTACACTTTTCATCCGAACACTGGGTGACAGGACAGTACGTATTAGCGACTGTCCCAGCCTGTTTAAACCTAAGCTTGACCTCATTTATTTGGATGACAGTGGCCATCTCATTAGATGTACCGTCATCATACTCGTATTTTACCTCAAAGTAGAATTCATCATTTGGATCCAAAAAGATGCTCGCGGCATCTCCAAGATTTCCAGGAGAGACCTCATACCAAAGAGACCAGTCCAGCTTGTTCCTAGAGTATCTAAAGTAACGCTTTAGATTGGCTAAGTCTATTGCTTCCGGCGAGGTAAACATAAGATCTTCAATAAAGTCTGTGAACTCTGATATTCCTGTCACAGGTTCAGTCGTAGAAAATATCCTAAAATTTTTACTGAATGTCAGAGAGTTCTTTTGAGGATCTATTAGTAATTTTACGGTAGTCTTAACCATTGAGAAACTTCTTCTTTAGTTTATTTATTTAGTTTTTTACACTAAACTTAGAATGTAGATTGATGGAAATAAATAATAAAAAGGCCGATGGCTTTGAGAAAAAAACAGATACTAGATCCTTTATGGATAACTAAGGGAAGCTTCCTCGATCCTGAGTACTTTAGCTATGTTCTCTTAGCCGCGAGCCAAAAATACAAGAAAGACCTTGAGGAGGGTGACCTACGATACTTTTATGAGATCTTTTTCCACAGCTTAAACCTCAACAACCTAGCGATAGACGGCAGCCTTTTTGATTCTAAATTACATCCTATTTGGAATAGCGATAGATTAAAAAAGATCAAGCAAGAGCTTCGTAATCTCTTTGAGGGAAAGAATGACGTGGTTGAGATCTTTAGAAACGCTAATTATGTCTTCCTAAATCTCATACTCGATTACATGGATCAGCAATTATCTGCGCTTGACTTGATGGAGATCTTCTACCTTAACGAAATGATTCATGAGCAAGAAGAGATCTTTATAGTGATGAATAGGATGGGTAGCAAAAAATACTCCATCTGGCAGCTCAATGAGGATCCTCGCAAGGATTATGGCTTTTCGTTCAAGAAGATAAAGACTTTTACCATAGAGAACCTAAGGGACAACGCTCTAAAGGATAAGATTAGAGAGGAGGATCATCCTGTCCTAAATAGGATGAAAGAGAACACAAACGTGATGTTTGTGGTGGCAGAGGAACTTGACCCAGGACTCACAGCAAACGTCATAAAGGACACCATACTACTCAATAAGGGAATCGCTAAAGGAATAAGTTTTGAACCCACGATAGCTGGAGAGCTTTATGGCCTGCTCTCAATGGAGCGTCTCATGCCATTTACCTTAAACCAGTGGATAGATTAGACCGCTAGGTAATAGCTAAACGTAAAGTATATGTCTGTTATAGGGTTTATAAAACTTCCGGAGACTGCCTCTACTAAGACTTGAGACGAATTAAAAGCTGTTATTCTACTAGGGACCCTATCAGCAACTGCAGGATTGTCATCGTTTGTGTTTGCAAGTCCGAACGCTCCGTATGTTAAGTTTATTAAGCCTAAAGGTACATTTATTCGAGTGGTCGATAGCCCGCTTCCATTGATGGCTCTCCCTGTACAGTGAACAATATCTCCGACTCTCATAAAAAACATTGTGGTGTCACCTGAACTATAATGTCCGCTTACGAATTGATTTGTCCCAGCAGTTTGTCCTGGAGCATTTCCAGTCAATATTAAGGCAGGATGATCATTTACTCTTAATTCTCCATCAAGTCTATTGAAACTTGTATCCTTAGCGAATATTCCATATTTTTCACCAGTTCCAGTCTTATCGACACCTGCCGCATCAACTCGGAATCCATAAAAATTTCGAGCTCCATCTATGTCTAAGTTGGCAGTTATTTCATAACCAAAGACATCGCCTCCGATACTACTTGCAGGTATTGATCCAGTTGATATCTTTGATCCATAAACTGATCCAGTCGCTTCAGTATATCTTCCAATAAACAAATTTGATCCTATGATGTCGCCAGAAACAATAGTTCCAGCACCAGCGATTCCTCCTCCCATAAATACGTCAGAACCGATAAAATCGCCTGAAATATTTACGTTAGAAGCATTTATTCCAATAATATCACTAGTTACTTTAATTCCTGTGAAATCTCCAGTGATGTTTATATCTGAATTTGAGTTAGAAATTGCTGTTACTTGGACTCCTGTAAAATCTCCATTGATGTCTATCTCTGCAGAATCAACATTGGCATGAGCATTCACTTGGACCCCATTAAAATCTCCAGTATTTGAACCTTCGGGAACCTCGATCTCAAATCCACTTACTGCGTCTGTTGTATCTAATTCCTTAAAATCAGTAGAGAATCCTGAGATGCTAGAAGTAACGATTGGGCTGTCTGTGATTATTCCAACTCCATTGTCCACAAATATTCCACCAGGACCAACGTTCAAGGAGTTCTTGACCTGTAAGTTATTCTTGACGTGAGCGTTTCCTATAACTTGTAGATCAGTGGTTCGAATCGAGCCGATGTTTGCTCCAGGGGACTCAATTCCGTTTAAGTCTATCGTAAGAATCTTAGCATCGGTTCCGGCTTGTGAGCTAACAACATACGCGTATTTTCCCTGTACAACGAATCGACTAGAGTTTCGTAGAGCGGCTTCTCTGGTCTCACTAACTAATAGCGGAGAGGATGTATCGCTTATATCGTATACCTGTAAAGCACCAGTTGAATCTGCATAGTTTACTAGGACGTATGCGTATCGCCCTCTTACTACTATATCATTCGCATAAACTGTTTCTCCAGAGAGTGAAGTTGAGCCAAGAAAGTTACTTGCTCCAGCCACAACTGCGCCTATTGCTGAATTTAATTGCACCACGTAAAGCTTACCCTCCCATGCTATGAACACGTCTCTTCCCTGTACAGAGATTGTTCCATACTCGGTCCTAGTTGTGCCTATTGTGAGAGTTTCTAGGAGTTGAGTGTCCATTGGAGCAAAAGGAAGTACTCCCACTCCCATGCCACCAGTCGTTTCAATGGTTAAGGAACCAAATCCAGTCGGATCAAATATATCAAATGTTAGAAGCTCAAGCTTGTGTGTGCTATTCGCAGGTGTCGCTAAGTCCTGATAGTTAGTATACTTCAAAACTATCGCCTTGTTATCAAATATCTTAAAGTCCAAGTACTTAGATCCAGGCTGAGTGTCCTCGTATGAATCAACTACTACTGGATTTTCAGGATCAATTAGATCCACGGCAGTCAACCTTGCTCTTAATGGAGGCGGAGGAACTGTCGTATTGAACCTAGGTCCAGTCGCAGTCGTAGAATTAGTGATCACCCAAGCGTATCTTCCATTCACATGAACCCTATACGCGGCCTCGAGTTCAGGTTCCTCAATTCTACTTCGTTCTAGTAATCTATTGAATTGAGAATCTGTCTCATAGATAGCAAAGTCATTATCTGCTCCTGTGCTACTTCTATTTGAAACAGTCACCAGGTACTTGCCGTATTCTGCGACATCTCGAATCAGACCTAAAAATTTTGGATATTGTTGATTAATATCATCACGATATAAGTGTCCATGTTGATCCTCAGCGTCTGCTATTCCAGCAGTTCCAAAATTTCTAGTGCCAGTCTCAGAAAATATTTGTACAGGATTGACTGGGTTAGTGATGTCGTACCTCGCTAGGACACCGACTGACGATGCAAGTAATGAATTGGATCCACTGGCCAGCCATAACGTGTTTGAACCAATAAATATTCCCTGATGCATGTAGTGACCAACGACTGAACCGGAATAGAAGGACTCGTCCTCTAGTATCTCTAATTCGTTAGTGATTAGCTGAACGATGTTTCCGCTAGATTGAAAAAGGTTATCATTAAAGAAGAATCCATTTAATCCGCTTGAAACATCAAAGAGCGCAAAGTCAGCGTTGCCAGGAGAATAAGGTAAAGTCAAGTCGTTCTCAAGACCCTCCTTAAGACCAAGGATCAAGCCATTACTTGCAGAAGAAATACTGATTCCGTCTGGAACTACTGGTGGAACGGCTGACTGTTCGATTAGTGCCTCAGCTGCACCTAAGCTGATTGTTACTTCTCCTTGTATTGTGGAAAGACCCTCATCGTTATACTTTGGAACCACGAATTCAAACCTACCGTTCTGATCGATGGTTGCAACAGAAGAGTTCTCAAGTTTGCCTAGTGAAAACCTTGCGATATTCAACCAATAATTTGTGCTGGTCAAGGGAGTGGTTAGGCTCACGTCCTCTTTTAGGAACTTTGCCTTTAGGTTGTGCTTAAGCTCACTCATTTCTACCTGGCTCGGACCTACTTGGGTGTTCTCATAGAGCGATCCCATCTCTAGATGGTATCTTCCTTGAGAGATGGATGCCCCTTCGTTATGGTTAGAATAGATTGAAAGAAGAGAGTTGAATAATTCTCCAGGATTTGCAGTAAAAGAAAAATTAGCTAGAGCCGAATTAAGTACGTCCTCATTAAAATTATTTAGAAATAGAGTATCGCTATTTGCTGGGTTCAAGGTTCCTAGGTTGACGTCTAGTTGTGAATCAAGATACGTCTCTCCTCTACGATTAAATGTGATGAATCGATCGTCTTCTGGGCTGCTTAAACCGAGCCCTCTTCTAAAAGGAGAAGGAGTCGATGAAAGATAGTTATTCACTATAGTAGATATGCTTGCAACTAGAGTCCACGTATCGGTTGCTAGGTCATACTGCCAAACGTTAAATAGAGCAGTGTCTAGATAGAGATCGTTGTCTAATAAGTCAACAAATCCAGTCAAAGTGTTGGGATCCCCTGAATCCACAAACCACGTAGAACCTCTAAGTCCGGCTGGCCCGACTAATCCCAGTGGTCCAGCAGGTCCCTGTATTCCAGAAAGGCCCTGAATTCCAGGCTCTCCGATTCCTAATTCCAAAAGCTTATTGAAATTGAAATTTACTTTGTCTATCGTGATCTCTTGTGAATCGGCAGGAAAAAGCTCCTTTAAGTTTACTCTAATTGGCATCTTAGATGAATTTAATTTTTATCTTTGGACTGATTGATAATCCTTTTCCAGGCTTCTTAGTAAAGCTGAATTTGAGCACCAATCTCTCTCTTTTATTTATTTGCACTGCCTTTAGTATGTCGTAGCCTTGTGCAAAGCGTTGTTGATCGTTTAGGAACACGAATTCTATTGAGTTTGGATTAGTTTGGGCTTGAGTCACAGTTGAGGTAAGTGCTGCGTTCTCTTTAAAATAGAACTCGTTTTGATAAGTCTCATATAGTTTCAAGATATTGATTGAGATGTATTCTCTCACGTAATCTTCAATTGAATTAAAGTTACCTATGTAATCGTTTGAGTTTATTAAAAACTCGTTGAATTTAGCTGAGATTCCATCCTCAATGAGGAATCGGCTTAGGGCATTAGCGATGTTAATGTATCCTTCAACCAATACTGGTGTTTCTTTTACTACCATCTCTATCTGAGAGATGTCAATTGAGCTAAAGTCCTGATTCTCAGCGAGGTTTACAACTTGAAAGTCCTCAAGTTCTATGAACTCAGGGAGAGTGATTAGTTTTGATACAAAACACTCGTCCTCCTCTACTCTAAGTGCACCGGAAACTGGCGCGAATTGACTCTTATTGGAGTATTTAAAATGGAATCCCCAATCCCAGTTTCCTCTCAATAGGAAATAATCCGATTGACCTATTGCAATCTCGTCTATCCTCTGATATTTAGCGTCGTACGTATCGTCTGATTCTAGATCAAGCACAGCAGAATCTGCCACCTTTATGTGATTAAAGTTGTTTAGCGTAAAGGAAGTCTCGATGTTTCCATTCAACTTGACGTTGCTTAGGGAAAGATCGGATATTTGATTCTTAGTAAAGGTAAAGTTAGATTCAAATTGTACTGTATTTCTGATTACTGGTTCGTATTCTCCTTTATATCGATTCAAAGAATATCTCTTAGGGAGTGGAGCTAACTCATAATCAAAACCTATGGATTCTATTTGAGAAAACTGAGTCGGAATCCTATCAGTTGGTATGGAGATGGTTTGACTGGTTTTTTCTATGCTGTTCTGATCCAGGATCTCCAAATAAAAGTTAGGATCTGTTGTTAAAACAGAGTTTCCGTTCTGGTCTAGCGCGTATGAAAAATACTCAATAAATGAGTCCAGTGAGTTTATGTATTGCTTAAACCTTCCGAATGATATTTTTTCTAATAGTTTTTCAAAGTATTTTTCTCCTCCTGAGACTACTCTAAAAGAGTAATAGTTACTTATTAGAGTGGTAGAACCAGACGGTAAAACGTTATATAGGGTAGTATACGGCAAGACCGGCGAAGTTATGCTCAACCCGATAGTGTTGTCGTAAAGTAGAAACTGTTCGGCTGACCCTACAATAGGATTTTCATTCTGTGGAGTGGCTCCAACCAAGACGTCTATGAAAAGATCAAAGTTAGAAAGCGAGTCCTTTATCGTGATAAAGGTTGATTCGTTAGGCTTGGTGACGTCGTCAGTCAAGAAACCTAAGTAATTTGGTGTATTTACGTTCTGTAATCTCTTTATGGTATTATCACCTGGAATGCCTGCCGCTAGAGAAAGCTTTGATCCCATCTTAATGGTGGAAAAATTATTTAGGATTACGTTGTATTTTTTGTTCTTTAATGCATAGAGTAAGGTATGCGTCACGTTCGACACATCATTCGCATCAAATGAGATCCTATAATCTCCATTTATGCTATCAAAAGGAAGAACTGTTCCTAGTTCAGCAACATAGGTGGGATCAGCATAATTTTGATTGTTTACTGTGGTTAGGGTTGGGGTAGACTGTACCTCTTTCCAATAGTTTTCGATTTCCGTTATCTGACCTATCGCTATCTCAATCACGACTAGGATGAACTTAAAGTCCCTATGCTCAATGACTTTATATTTGATAGGCGGCTGATCCTGATCTAAGATTGATTCCTTTACTGGTTTCAGTAAACAGCTAAATCGGTAGTCCTCAAATCTAGTCGTGGTGTCCTTAGCTAACGGTTTGCCGTCCGCGCCTAGGACATTGGGATCCGTCACGTCCTTTAGAGTCAACTTAAATCCCTTGAAGAATGCTTCATACTGTCCTGCTCTATTCTTGAAGACTTCAGAATATCTGAATTGTGTGTCTCCCACCTCCTTTCCAACAAAGTTAGGAGTATAGGTAAAGTAATTGATGAAATAGTCTGGATCTGAAAGCAATGCAGATTCATCGAATGCATCCTCAAAATAAGTAGTGTTTA